AAGGGATGAATATCAAACTCTCCATATTTTTTAATATACAAATCACATCTTTCATTATAGGTCAACTCTCTTGTATAAACTTGAAATCCATAATGACAAGGTGGAAGCGTCATTTGGTCTAATTCACCTACATTCCAAGCATTAACCATTAGTCGTCTTGAGTCTGGATTTGTTTTGAGTTCGTTGATTAAGTTTGCGATTTGGTCTATTCTTGGATTATGTTTTTTTATTTCGTCAATAACAAATTTTCTATTCGATGAACCATTTGGTAATCTCCCATTTTGGATATCATAATTTACTTCATGTGTATAAACATCATCTAAATCATCGATAAAACTACTACCCCAACTTCTCCATTGCTTACCATACAGAGGTCCTAATTCACCCCACTTGTTAGTAAACTCAAAATCTGTTTTAATTTTGTTGACGAATTCTTCTTGTGTGTAGTAGTCAGGAACTCCACCAGTTTGCTCATTTAACTTTTTACCTTTGGTAAGATAATTCTTATAAGCGTCTCCATCCCAAATATGACAATCATTGTCAACGAGGAATTTGATATTTGTATCACCACGTAAAAACCATAGTAATTCAGTTACAATACCTTTCCAATACATTTTCTTTGTGGTTAGCAACGGAAACCCATCTTTCATCTTGTGTCGAATTTGTTTTCCAAAAACAGATCTAGTTTTTCCGTTGCGTGTTTCTTTTATAGTACCATTTTCTATAATATCAAATAAAAGTTCGATATATTGTTTATCTAGTTGATTCATAATATTACCCCTTTTGCTCGTTTATAATTTGATCTTTCTTCTTCATGTATATGCTCAGTTAATTCATGTGGCCCATAATACCATTCCTCATTTACATTTAAACATATGTTTTTAATATCTGAAAAACCAGCATAATGAAACCCGCCTTCATATCCAGGAACAAAAACATATAATTCTGGGTCTAGTGTTTTAAGTTTTTCAATTAGTTCTTTTACTGTCATCTTAAATTTAAAATTAGTTTACCTGGGTTCATCCATTCTTCTTGGGTTTGGATATCATAGTCTTGGGCAACATGTTCAACAAGTTTTTTCATTTTTTGAGAATGACCTGTAATTATATAAATTTCTAAAGATTTAGATAAAATATGTTTTCCTACAAATTGATCTACAATTTGATAAACATATTCATGTTTTACACCATGTAAATCTAATGTTTTATTCATATACTACTTTTTTAGGTCGTCCACGTCTCTCGGGTTGTTTGCCTGTTCTATCAAATGTTTTGAGACAATAAAAATAAAATTCCTCTATTGTACCTCCAAATTCTTCTATATGTTGTTCATATTCTTCTTTAGTCATCTCAAATTCGTTTAAAAAACCATCTTGTAATGCTTTTAAACGATCATTTTCATCTTTTTCAAAATCTTCAATTAATCTTTTTCTACGAGCTAAATCAACTGAATTTTTTTCGAGTAATTTTTGAATATCACCTTTATATTGGGTGTATAATTCATTGATTTCAATTTCAGTTAGTTTCCATTGCCAAAAATAATGGGAAAATTCATATTCACCATTTTGAATACGTTGTAAAAATGTAGCTCCTTTAGGTAATGGTTTTGTTTTTGTATCAAAACGTCTCCACCATTTAAATTGATTATAGTTAAGTGGTTTAAGTTTTTTAATTTCCTTTAAAACTAAATTTAAATCAGACGTTTTGTATAACATAACCTTAATTTTGCAATAAATATAAAAAGACCCCTTTGGGAAGCCTAATATTTTTAGTAAGTTTTTATATTGTCATCTAAATTTCTTAACTTATTTTGAAGTTCTTCTATAGCTTGACCTCTTTTTTTACTAGATACTCCTGAGTTTTCAATTTTATTTATCTCTTCTTGTATTTTTTGTTTTTCCTCTTCTGTATTTGGAGTAGATTCTTCTTCAAATATTACTTGTCCAGGGTAAGTTATGGAAAGAGTATCGTCTGTAAATTTAGCTTCACCATATATGTTAGTTTTTCTTTTTACTCCAATAAATGCTTGGTTAGTTGCTATAATTAAAGTAATAGCTAAAGGATCAAATACAAATATTAATAAAAGTATAAACCAGTTTACTACAGTTTGTAAACTTGCCCCTGTAATTTCACTTATATATTGTATTGCTCCAAGTTCATTTCCTTCAATCACAGCAGATTCCATATCTAGTATTTTAACATCTAAAAATGTTATACTATCGTTTAAATTATTTATTTTACTAAATAATGTATCTTGTTTAATTTGGGCTATTTTAAGTTGATTTTCAAATGATTTTCTATTTGCATTATTTGCTTTAGTGATAAGTTGTCCTGTTCTTTTATCCACAGTTTGGGTAGTAGTATTTGAGGCAAGTCCTTCTCTTAATTTTGCAATATCATTATCTAATATAGTTTTTTCAATAGATAATTCTGTTTTAATATCTTCAAATCGTTGCTTTTTAACTTCAATATTTTTAATTTGTTTATCGCTTATTTCAAGTTTAGCTATGTTTTCTTGAAATCCTGTACTCAATAAACCATAAATACCAAGAGAAGTAATTACAGATAAAGTAACTAAAGCAACTGTTAAATATATTTTTAAAGCAGTATATGTTTCTTTCCACTTATCGTGTAGATAAGTTGCAATTGCAATTTTAGAAATTTCTAAAAATGAACCCATTATGATAACAGGTAAAGCAACACCAATAAACACTACAGATAAACCTACAACACTATAGTATGCTGCTGTTGTAGAAAGTCCTATTGCACAAAATAGGAGAAACCAAGGTAAAAATTGTTTTTTCATATATGAAATATAAGAAGCCCCTATTGGGGCTTCAAACATTTTTAAAAAAAGTTAATTACTTTTTGTTTTTGTCTATGATTGACCAGATAGTACCTGCTAAAGCTAAACTACCACCAATTAATTCATTTAGCAAGCTCTCATCAAGATATCCTTTAACTACAAGGAAACCTCCAAGAAATGTTAAGATGTGTCTTGCTACTCCGAAAATTTGATCTTTACTCATTTTATTTGGTTTTTAAATTATTACTCTTTAATTTCAAAGTGCATCCAATCGTAATTTTTTTCTCTACCTAAACTAATAAAGCCATGTTTGTAAAAAATATCAATCATTGGTTTATATTCAGGGCGAGCAAAACGAGCTGTTTTGGATGTTTCTTTGAGTGTATTTCTTGATGGGTCTAAATCAATTGCAATCCCCCAAGAATGTTTTGACCATGCACTTCCTCCTCTCATTTTACGGAAATTAAAGCAACCACCATAAAGGTCAATTCCGAGTTCTTTAATTTTATCTTTTCCATAATGAGCTAAAATATCATTAAATACAGCAAGTAATTTATCTGCTATAAGTTTATGACATCTTACTTTACTTGTAGTACTATTGGTATCCCATGCTATGCGAAGTGAATAAGGACACGTAATAGTGGTAAGATAACCTTCTCCAGTTACATTTGGAGTACCATATTTTCTAGTGGCTTGACGTGTTGTTAACATAACGTTTATATTTTATATTATTTTTCTGTAAAAAAATTGGTTAAAAACTTACCTACTACACCTGTAATTAGTGCTGTTAAAGCAACCCATTTTACATCTTCGTACATAGCATAACCTGTTATAGTTGTACTTACAACAAGTAAAGCATCTCCCAATTTTCTCCATTTTATTGGTGTTGGGCTATAGTAACCGCGTTTTGTTTTGGTTTTTTTAACTCGTGCCATTTTATTATACATATTATGATTTATATTCCCATATGTATCCTCCTGCAGTTTTATGTTTTTTTCTTAAGCATTCTGAGATACATGGTTGGGGTGTATTTGTAAAAATGGATGCATCTTTAAGAGAAGAGTATTCTTGGATAAAGTTCATGTTTTTATCATATTGTAAAATAGTTTTACCTTTCCCTTTGTTTGGAGATATCCTTCCTTTATATGATCTATCTTTTCCTTTTAGTGGGGATGGTTTTCCTTTTTTAGAAACAGATATTTTTTCTTTCCATTTTTTACTATTTTGCCATTTTTTTCTTTTTTCCCCAAAATCTATTGGTTTTGGTTTACCTTTTAAAGATTCAGATATTTTTTGTTTTGATTCAGTTGTATGTTTTGAAGTCCCACATCCTCCTCTATTTTGATTAAGTCCAATATTGTTACTTTGATAAAAATTTATCCAATACCGTTCTCGTTCTCTTAAAATTTTATTATTTTGTTGATCAGTTAAATTAATTTGAGGTTCAACACGTTCTTTGATTTCAAAAATATGTTGATTATACCCGTATTTTTTTAAAGAATTCTTCAATAGAGAATTACTCCCCATTGAAGAACTGTTTTTGTAATGGGACCATCTTAAAAGTATATTTTTTGATAAACCAATATATATTTTTCCTTCGGGGTTAGTAATTTTATAAATTCCTCTTTCCATATGTTATTTTATTATACATATTGGAAAATATATTCAAGATCGCTTAACTCTCACAGGCAACACAATTGTCATCTCTTGAAATTGTATCTCCTCTCAAAATCGACTCGCTTCGCATATAATAAAGTGTTTTAATGCCTTCTTTCCAAGCTAATTTATGAACATCACTTATATATTTTGGTGAATCAGAAGGATCAAATGTTAAATTTAATGAAATTGCTTGGTCTACAAATTTTTGTCTAATTCCATTTTGGCGAACAATTTCATATGGATTAATTTCTTTAAATGTTAAGAAAATTTCTTTTTCTTCATCAGTTAAAATATAATCAGGTAATCCTAAAACTGATCCTTTATCTTTTGCAATTTGTTCCCAAACACTGTCAATGTTATATCCTTTAGATTCAAGTAATTTTTCTAATGTTGGATTACGTTTAATAAAAGTACCTTTAGCTGTTTTTAAATTAAATACATTTGCAGGAATTGGTTCAATTGAAGGTGAAACACCACCTGAAATATGGGCATTTGATACAGTTGGGGCAATTGCTAGGTGGTGTGTATGTCTTAAACCAGTGCCTTTACACCATTCAGGTTCTCCATATTCTTTTGCTTGATCACGAGATGCTTTTAATGCTTCTTTTTCTATAAAATCAAACATTAAGCGAGTATAAGAATTTGCTTGTAATCCAGTAAATGAAAGTCCTTTTTCTTGTAAAAATGTATGCCAACCTAAAACACCAATACCAATTGCTCTGCCTTTAGATGCTGAACGGTATGTGTTTTCCATAAAACGGATATTTTTTGATCTATCAATAAATTCTTGTAATACACCTTCTAAAAACCAACATGTTAATTCAGGTAAAGACATTCCATTTTCAAATTTATATTCATTCCATTCATCCCATCTTGCTAAATTTAAAGAAGATAAACAACAAATAAATGAATGTAGTTCATCTGTATAAAGAGAAATTTCAGAACAAATATTAGTCATTGAAACATGTAAATTGTTTTTTTTATATGCTTCAGGATTAGCATTATTAACATTGTCCTCAAACATAATATAAGGTTCACCAGTTTCAAGTCGTGTTTTTAAGATTTCACCCCATAATTTAATAGATTTTGGGTCTTTTTCTTCCACTTTATTCATAAATTCATCATCAATTACAATACATTGATGCATGTTTAAACATTGGCGATTAACATCACCTTTTGGTCGTCGAATCATTAAAAATTCTTCAATGTCTGGGTGATTAATGTTTAGATTAACTGATGCTGCTCCTCTTCTAACTGAGCCTTGGTTAGTAGCTAGTATTGTAGAGTCATATATTTTAACCCAAGGAACTACACCCTCTGATACTCCATTGTCTTTAATAGTTTTACCTCTTCCTCTAATTCGAGATACTCCAATTCCAACACCTCCACCTTGAGACGATAAACGCATTAATTCTGAGTTGGCAAGTGCAATTCCTTCAATTGAGTCATCTGTGTCAATCCCAAAACATGAAATAGGCATTCCCCGTTCTGTTCCCATATTTGATAAAACAGGAGATGCTAGACATAACCAATTTTTAACTATTGCCTCGTAGAAATATGGTTGTAAATCTTTACGTTTTAAGCGTTTAGCGGCAGCACGAGATACTCGCTTAAATGCTCCAAAAACATCTTCATCAGGTAATAAATAACCTTTAGAGATCATTGATAGACCAATTTCATTAAACCATGTAGGATAATTTTTACCTTTAACCCAATCTGTTGTGTCTGTATTAATACTCATAATTTTATAAATCGCTCCAATCAGCGGTTGATTTTGAATAATCTGTTACTCGGTTTGCAAAGAAATCTTGGTGTGTTTTACCACTTGTTAAATGTCCGAACCATTCCATTTGTCTTAATAAATTTGGATCAATATCATTATATATTGCTGAGTAGCCTAGTTCAATTAGTTTTTGGTTTGCTCGTTCTTTAATGAAATTTTTTAGTTGGTCTTTATTTAAACCCTCAATATCACCCATTTCAAATGCTTTATCAATAAAATCAAATTCTAATTTTACAGATAAATCACAAGCCTCATATATTGCTTGAGTTAATTGTGGTGTATCTAATTCTGGTTGTTCAGATAAAAGTGTTCTATATATCCAACATCCAGCTTTTGAATGTAACGATTCATCACGTACAGACCACTCTACAATTTGACCTGTTCCTTTCATTAAATTACGTAATTGAAAAGACATTAATATAGCAAATGAACTAAATAAATTTACACCTTCAGTAAATGCTGAAAATATAGCTAGTGAAAGTGCTTGATCATGTAAAGTATCTCCAGGTTGTTCAACTAAACGATCAATTTTAGCTTTTGCTTCTTCATCTTCCATGAATGCTTCAAAATTATCCAAACCAAGCTCTTCATTTAAACGAGCATATGCTTCAGCATGAATTGATTCAAAATCTGCAAATGCACAAGCCATAGCTTTAATCTCGTGTTTTGGAAACCAATTAACAACTTTAGTTGACCAATAATCATTTACATAAGTTTCAGTTTGAGCAAACGACTTTAATATATTTCCAATTAAATTCTTTTCACTTTCGGTAAGTTTAAGTTTCCAATCATTTAAATCAGAAGATAATGGTACTTCATCTGCAAGCCAATGGGCTCGATGTTGGTCTTTATAAAATTCAAATGCAGTTTGATATTCAAACGGCTTGTAATGCGGTCGTAATTCAGTTATCATGTGTTTAGTTCAAAAAATTTATTTGCTAGCATTCGCCGGTCAAGGTCTTCAAACTCTTCGTTTGACATTTTTCTTGGTGAATCTGTTTCTTCATCATATTGATTTCCAATATCAATTCTTCCAGTTGAAGTATTAACTTTAACTTGAAAAGTAAGTCCATCCATCCCATATCTGTTTTTCATAATATGAAGTCTTCCTGTTCCGTTAACTTTATCTTCTTTTTTTCTTGATAATGACATTGAAAGGTCAGTTATCATCATTTTATCATAACTTCCTGCTGCTTTATCACCTTCAATAACATCATCTTTAGCACCTGCGCGATTTACTTGTGAAACTGACCAAATAGGTAAATTTAATTCACGAGCTAAACCTTTAGTACTTGTATAAATATCATCTATTTCTCCCTTACGGTCAATATTTCTTTTTCTTGTTGAAAGAAGATCAATGTAATCTATAATAATTAAATCTGGTTCGATTCCTAAATCTTTTACTTTTTGAATGTGTGCTTCTATGGTAGAAATTGTAGTTTTTCCCATAGAAAATTCACGAATAATTAATTCACCTGGTAGTTCTGCTGTTGATTTTTCAACTGTTCTTTTATGTTTTTCTAGTTGATCAACTGGTGTGCCTGTAAAGAAAGCATCATATCGTCTTCCAGTATATGCTTCACTTAACTCTAAAGTATAATGTATAACATTAAACCCCATTTGAACAGCATATCCACCTAAAGCAACTAATGTCCATGATTTACCTCCACCAGGATTACCAAATATTAATCCTAAATCTCCATTACCTAAACCACCTTGGATTAATTCATTTATTTCAGGCCAAGGTGTAGGAACAGTAGTTCTATGATCTTCTCTATAACGTGATTCAACATCTCGTTTATATTCATGTCCAATATTCTTGTCAGCACCAGCTTTCATAGCTGATTCAATCATATATTTAATTGAATCATAATCTCCAGCTTTAAGTAGATCTACACTATTTAATAGTGCTTTTTTAAGTTGTTGATTTTTACAAAATGTAGAAAATTCTTCTTGCACATAATGTAAATCATCAATATCAGCTTTATATGCTTCACGTAATTGTTCTTTAACGGATACTTTAAGTACTTCATTATCTAACTTTTTCATTTCAACTTTTAAAATGTCCATTGAAATAGTTGTATGATATTTTTCGTAGTACTTTAAAATTTCATTTATAACCCATTTATGTGCAGGATTTGAAAAATATTCATCACTTAATACATCATTTATGTTTTGTAAAAATTCTTTATGTGTTAAGAGTGATGAAATAACCTTCATTTGGAAGGACGGTCCATACTCGTCAATTGATTGTAACGTCATTTTTTATAACTTTTATTTAAATTTAATAACTTATTGTTGGTTTTCCAAAAACCCTTTAAAAATATCGCGAACCCAAAAATCTGTATTTCTGATTAAATTTCCAATTTGATCTTCTTCACACATATTAACGAATTCTTCTGGGAGAAATTTAAGTTGAGTATACTGGATAAAATAATCTATATATTCTTTATCTTTATCTGATACCATTGGGTTAGATAAATCCATTACTTTATACTTGTTTTCTAATCCTTCTACATCATGTAGTATTCTTGCATACACGATATGTTCTTTTAGTTTACTTTCAGCAATATCTAATAAATTATCAAACGATATATATTGATTTTGTAGTTCAGGGAATAATTTAAATATTTTTTTAGCACCTAAACCTTTAATACCTGCAATTCCATCTGAATTATCACCCATTAATAGTTTATAGAGTAAAAAATTGTTAGGATTAACCCCAAATCTTTCCTTTACTGTATCCGTTGTATAATATTCTTTTTCAATTGGACGGTATACAATTATTTTTTCTGTAACTAATTGAAGGTAATCTTTATCACTTGATACAATAAATACTCTGTCTTCTGGTTGGGTAGGCAATATTGAGCTTAAATGTGCTATAATATCATCTGCTTCTATCCTACTTAAAGATATTGTTTTAACAGGTAATGTTTGTAGGTATTGGATAATGCGAACAATTTGATCTACTTTAGAATCATCTTCTTCTTCCAAATTATCAAATAATTCATGTTTTGTAACTCGAGTTATGTTTCTTGTAGATTTATATTCTGGGATAATGTTTTTTCTATTGTTTGAAGAGCCAGGTCCATCAAACACAACATAAACTTGAGTTGGTTGTATTGTTCTAATTAAAGCACCTAATGAACGAAAAAATCCCCCTAAACCTCCTATATGGACTCCGTTTGAATTTACAGCATTTATAGCGCTAAAGTTTCTAAAAAATAAATTAAGTCCATCTATTAAAAGGTAACGTTCAGATTGTGGCAATTCTTCTCCTTGTTCTTGTATATTATTGAGAAGGTTTAAGAGGTCTTTTTTCATATAAAATATTAAATTAAATCTTCTGGTTCAAATAGATCTGAAATGTCTTTCTTTTCGTCCCATTCAGATTCATCAATATCAATCCCATAGGTTCCTGCTCCTAAAATATTAATCCACTCAGCAGCATGCTCTTTTTTATATTTATCTATTGCATATGGTTTATCATCAATAAACCCATGTACAGTTGAAATTATAGTTCCAGTTGTTGTAATACCATTAATGTGATTTTTATCACAAGCAATTTTAGTACGTAATGCAAATTCAACTTTTTTCTTATCTTTAGTAGCACTAATTTTTGATGTGCCTGCATTTGTAACATTTCCAAATGTTAAGCATAAAGATACATCATAATAAAATGTGTCTCCACCTTTATTTGTCATTCTAGGTTGTGACATTGGAGTTAAAGCCGGAGCAACACCTACTTTGTTTACAATAAACAAGGTATTCGTGTATTTTGAGCTTTCTTTACGAGACATTACAATCTGCTGATTGATAAAATTACCAAATTGAGTTGCAATAGCCCCCGCGTTCCACATTGGATTATTTTTGCCTTGTTCAATCGACATTTGGCAAGGAATTGAACCAACTGAATCCCACATAAATAATAGGTCATATGGTAGGTTTCCTTTTTTCTGTTCAGTTAATAAATCAATAATAAATTCTGCAATATCTTCAATTGAATTTAAAGTACTTCTATCTTTATAGATAAAAAATCCAGTTTGATCTACAATTTCACCTGTTTCTTTATCAACTATATCTTCAATTTGAAAACCCATTTTTCTCCAGTGTTCCCAATCATGTTTCATTTCGGTAATAATCAATACAGGTAATACTCCCATTTTTTGAGCATTTACTGCTATTTCAATAGTCATAGTGGATTTACCAGTATTTGATTTACCGCGAACCATGGAATTATGACCCATAGGAATACCAGGAATAGATAATGCTTCTTGTAAAGCTGGTGAAAATGGAATCCACCTTTGCGGTTTAAATTTAATATTTGATGCTAGACCTTTATTTGCTTTAAATTTATCTAAACTAAAAGCGGTTTTTAGTTCTTTATCCGCCGCTTCTGTTAGCGATTTTCTTCCTTTTGCCATAATTTATTTTAACTAATTAAAATGGTACATCATCATCGTCAAACAAATCATCAAATTGATCTGCTTTAGATTTTTTAGCAACTGGTTTTGTAGACAAGCTATAGTTTGATTTTGGTTCTTCTTTTACTTCATTAACTGTTGCTTCATCTTCATCTTCATCTTCTTCTGGGTTTAGCCATTCTTGAAGTGCTTGTTTGATTGTATCAAATGGAAGTGGTTTATATAAATCTTTTGGATTTTCTTGTTCTTCTAACCATTTTTCAATTTGTTTTGAATCTTCAGACAATGCTGATACTTTCATTGAAGGAGCAATTGTTGTTTTATTGTAAGCTGTTCCTGTTGATTCAGGTCCTACAGTAACCAATTTAATGTCTCTACCTGACATAACATCTGTAAAATCACCTACTTCCTCATCAGCAGCCATTTGCAAAAATGCTTCGTAAATTTCTTTACCAAATTCCCACAATTGAACACCTTCAGATTCTTCACCACGTACAATTACAGGAGCGTAAATACGAGTTTTAGGGTCTAATTTTTTAGCCAAACGCCAATTTTCCTTATCGTTTGTACCTCTAAGTTGTTTTGCAAATTCAGCAATTGGATCTTTTTCCCCCCAATTTAATGGTGAAGCAATTACTTTACGACTTCCGATTCCATAATAAAATCTCATTTCAGTAAATGGATACTCTTTGTTGAATTTGAACGGTACAACTCTTACCGTTTGTTTGCCAATTGTTGGTTTAAAACGCTTGACATTACTTGAATTGTTAGATCCTCCATTTGAGGTCTTTTGCATTGATTCAAGTTTTTTCTTGATTGCATCTAGATTCATATATAACTTAATTTATAATTTACAACGTTTAATATAATAACCTTAATTTAAATAGCCAAACTATTTTAATTTGAAATTCTACTTTCTTAAATATATTCTTTCTTCTTCATATTGAGGCACCTCATCTATAGAAATTTCTTCTCCAGCACCATTAAAAATTTTAAATCTATATTTTTCAGTCATTAGTTTAAAAAAATTTAAATCATTACGCCCAGAAACTTCTTCATCTTTCATTTCAAAATCAATTACATCAGCATAAAAAATTACTTCTCCTCCAGGAGAAAGAGCATCATTTATGGTTTTTGTAAAATTTTCTTGATTAGAAATATAATGGGTAATTTTAGAAGTTACAATATTTAAAACTTTTGGAAGAGAAATATAATTATTCAAGTTATGTCTAATATAATATACTTCATTATATTCATCACCTAAACCATAATCCACTGCCTCTTCCCCAAATTCATCAGGATCCATAATGTCAACATGAACATATCCTTCTTCTTCAGGCATGCCTCCTCCTCCTAGATTGTAGCCTGTAATATTTGAAGGGAGAGATGTAATTGTGTCATATTGGTACTCATCGTCAGGGAATGTAAAGTGGTATATTTTATCAGATGGGGATTCATTTAATTGAATTCCTGCAAGTTTTTGCATTCTTTTAAATTCTTCAGATAAAATCATTTTTTTTATAGTTCAACTATTTTAAATATTTTTGTATTTAATTGTTTAATCTCATTATGTTGAGTTAGCAATATACAATTTTTATAATGTTGCCAGTTTACTGGGTATTTTGTATCAACTACTCCACCATTTAATCTTTTAATTAACTCGTTTAATGCATTTATAGTGTAAAGTGTGTTTGATTCTTTTTTTCTGTGCACTAAAATAGTCTGTTCAGGAATATCGTTAATATTTCCTTGATCAACATTATATGTGATAACATATTCGTTATTACTTTTAATATGTAATACAAACATTTTATTATACATTATAGAATACTTACTAGATAATTCTGCAATCAGTTCATCCAACGCCTCTAAAGCTGTAAAAGTACAAAATAGTCTATTATTCATTAATGTAAAATCAAAAACTTGATCAAAGTCATACTGATCATACATATGATATGGTTGGTTCAAAATAGTGTGCATAACTTTATTTAATATTATTGTAGTTTGTACCTTTTTTAATTTTAACTTGTAATTTATGTTTATTAAATATCTCTAGTATTTTAGGTATTATTTCTGATTCATTCTGGTCAAAATCAAATAAAAATGAATCGTAAACATATAATACAAGTTTAGTATTTTTTCCTTGTAATATTTTAAAAATGTCCCATAATATAAGAACATTATTTGCAGTCTCCAAGTTTTGTAAAACATAATTTAAAAGCTTTTGTGGATTCATATCCTCCATTTCATTTTTTATAAATTTATGGTCTGAAATAGGGCATTTAATATATCCACCAGAGCTAAAAGTATTCCATAAATCATCTATATACGCTTGGGTTCTTTTAAAGAATTCTATTTCTTTGTATTCTTTCCAAATTCCACCGTAAAGTTGTTTAAACGTGATTTCTTTTGCTTTGGCATAGTCCACTCCATACATTTGAGCGAAACTACTGTGAATATCCACATCACCAAAATTATAATCCAATAAACTAGCAAGAAGGGTAGGGTGGTAAGCACTAATATCCATTTCAATAAAAATGTTATTGCGGGGGATAAAACATTCTCTTTCTCCATTGTCTTTATTTAAAGTTGAAAAATTAATTCCTCCAAATGTGTTTGAAGGACGGGTTGTTAATGTATTTAAATTGTATTGCGTGTATATAAACTCATCTATTTCTTTATCAAAATGTTGTTCGAATAATGCTTGGTCTACTTTTATACCCGCTCGTTCTAGTTGATTAAACACAAGCGCTGCTTTATTGTAAAATGGATTTAATTCTTTTAACTTAAAATTAGCAAAATTTTGTTCACATACCTCGTAATGTTTTACAATTGGAACTATTGTATTTAAATTGTATAAAGTTGGGTATTTGTTGTAAACATATGTGTGAGCTTGTGTTAGTTGTGGTATATACGTATGTGGGGAAGGTGAGTATTGGGCACAATGTTTAATGCAAAAATAATGTAAAAACTCCTTCCTATCTCTTACATAAATATGTTTTATACTATTTAGTACTTTTAAACAATCTTCTATTGTTGTATTTATTGTTTCACTGTGGTTTATTGGTATGATATATCCTTTTGAATCGTCTCTTGGACGAATATATAAGGCACATATTTCGTTTTCAACAGGATGTAAATTATGTGATGTAGGTATTACTTCAACATAAGCTACCTCGTACTTAATTTGACAAAATATATCTATTTTCTTTTGATCTTCTATAAGCCAATACATGTTTTGAAGATACAAAAAGTATTTTAAATATCCAAAAAAAATTAATAACCCCCACCTCCTCCACCACTATATCCTCCACCACTACTCATTCCTCCACCACTATATCCTCCACCACTACTCATTCCTCCACCACTAGATCCCATATTTTCTGTAGTATCAGGTTGGGAATAAGAAGTATTTGTATTATTTTGAAGAAATGTTGGCAAATTTTCTGGGTTAGATAGGTATTTGGTAACTATTTGGAGAAGGGTTTTGCCTGAAACAGGGATAAGGGTTTCATGAGGAGCATCAGTATGAGTTTTTCCTACCATTGGGGTGGTGTTTTTATGTACATGGTAAAATCCTACATAATTTTGGCCATTTTGAGTAGTAAATTCATCTCCAGAAGTATATAAATCATTAATATTACTAGGTGATGATGGATTTGCTATGTTGCCGGTTGTTCTACTTCCTTCAGTATATACTTTTAATAGTTTTGCATATTTAGAAAATCCAATCCACCCAAGCCGAGATTCAATAATTGATGGGGAAAGGTAAAATGATCTACTATTAAGATTATATGTTAAAGATGTAGGAGTATATAAGTCCCATGCTATTGATTTATCTTGAGATTGAAGTTTATTAAATGTGTCTTTATTGATTTCAATGTATTTATACTCATTGTTCTTTTTACAAAAATATCTTGTAATTGCTCCTTGTTGAATTTCTTGTGGGGTTGGTTTTGGATAATGAAATGAGGGGATTGAACGAGGTAGTAAATTTTGATTTAATGGAGTATAATTATGATCAAAATCTGGGTCTCCTGCTCTATCACCTACTACTACATTGTTTACAATTATGTATGTATCTGGTTGATAATTAGAGAGATCATAAGGGTTTACTTCTCCTGAAGGTATGTTAGGGGTTAATAGTGTATTTAATCCATCTCCAGGGAATTTTCCAGTATATTTTTTACCAGAAGAAGTTTCATAGTAATATCCTTTATATCCTTCTATAGGGGAAGAAGGAATTCTATATTTTCCTGCTGTGTAAAGATTAGTTTTTATTTGAGATTTTGGATAATATGACATTATTACTATTATTTAATATATGTTAACTCCATTTACCTGTGGTTTGGTTATAAGTAGAAGTTCCTTCATAGATAGAAAAATGCATTGCATCGTTTCTCCATAACCACCCAATTCCAGCTATCCCCATAGGTTTAGCAACATATTCTATAAATCCTTCTACAATATTTCTCTTTGGATGGGATGATATTAGTTTTAAACTAGAGGTTGTTGTTGGCTTATATTGCATTGTATTTGGATCAATTTTTTCTCCAATGTCAAATCCATCTATGTTATAATTGAAATCTATAGCAAGACCAAAAGCATGGTTTGATAATCTAGTTGATGTGGAAGAATTACGAGAGGCTAAAGATTCTGGGAATTGGGTAATATATTTCCATCCTTCGGTATCTATTGTTGATCCTGGGGCTAATAGGGGTTTAAGTTTAGCAGCATAGTCTTTATATACTCTAAGTTTTCGAAATTTTTTAGTTCCTTTGTCATTCCAAGGAAATTGTATTTCTTCTAAATTTGCAGCTCCCCATTTTGGACATAGGTAAAACCAAGCTCGTTTCTTTTCAATAGGTTTTTTTAATGGAGCAGTTCCATCAGAATAATATTTAATAGGAATGCCAAATCTTGTTTCTAAGGATGTTTGTTTCCATTTATATCCACCTCCACCAGGAATAAGGCATTCTGTACTAGTTATAGTTGGAGTGGATGCCCCTCCTCCACCTCCGATATTTGGGTTACTTGGGGATTCATTGCTAACAACGCTAGATATTCTAACCCGGCTAGATTTATTTGGGGATGATTTTGGAATTACAGTGGTTTCAATACTTGTTTCCCAATCCTGGTTTTGGATTCTATGGGATACTCCCGTTACTATTAAATCTAAATTATTTCCATATGATTGAGGTAAAAAACTAGTATCGACATTAAGTTTATTATATATCTTTATTCCAGATAAGCCATCCATAGTAATGCTTAATTTAAATGGAATGAATCCAATAGTACCTCCACCATTGTTTTCTTTATTAGAGGTTTTAGCTACATAATGTTTATAATATTCTGTTCCAATAGTAATGTTTTCTTTAATAATACTATCCTTTAATTCAAAAAATGGATCTTCCCCACTTTCTTCTACAATTTGAATATACCCAAATCTTTGTATTTTTTGATCATCTCTTAATTCTTCAAATTTGTCTTTCCAGTTTGATTCTGCTTCTTCCTCCTCATTCTTCTCTGTTTTAGATGATGTTGATTTTGTAACAACTAATTTTGGTTTATATGGGTCTACTAAGCCATCATTCCATTTTGAAAATGCTGTTGCATCTGTTCCTTTTATATAACCCCCTGCAGTTGCTCCAACAGTAATCATAGTTGCAAATTCTGGTGTTATTGCTGTTTTTAAATCTACTTTTCTAATAAAATTTGATTCATATATATTTTTTTTATTACTATATCCTGTTAATATAAGACTATAGTCTTTTGGGTTGAAATCTCTATGGGTTCCAGGTATTGGAGTAGTATCTATAATTCGTAAAGAATTAGTATCTTCATCTAATATTGGTTCTAAATTGTTAATTCCACCTAGAGCCCTATTTATCCCATTACATATGTTGCTAAGAAATTGAAATAAATTTACATCTCCTCTTTCATCTTCTGCTAAACTTTCCTCTATAAAATCAAAATTTAAATAAATGTTCATTATATATCCAGCAAAATCTTTATTTACTTTTGGGTGATTAGGGTCTGAGCTAGAGTATGGGTTGTCTGCTACTTTAAAAATCAAACAACCTCCCTCAAATGCTTTGATCGAGGTTCCACTAGAATTGGTTAGAAATTTATCGTTTCTAATGATACATACTTTAGGATCCAATGAAATATGATCTTCAACAGAAAACATTATATCCTTCACAGAATCAAATTTAATATCGAATATAGGAGGGTTATTATTTTTCCCTAATTTAATTTTAGGTAAAATATTTTCTCGGATAAATTTAAGTAAAAATCCAAATCTTAAATAATATGCAGGATTTTTAGATATTATTTTAATAGCATCTTGGGGTTCAGCATCTTTTAATGGATTTGAAAGTATCTGTGGACCAAAATCCTTTCCTTTTTTTTCTTTAATGTAATTTGTAATGGGGCCTCTTTCAGAGGAGTTTTTGGAAATAGTCTGTGTATTATATATTATTGCTTCTAAAAACCCATCAGGCTTTACTTTACCACCTATTAACCAGTCATGTGGAATATTTAGGAAGATTTTTTTTTCTTCACCATTTGGGTATATAACGCTACTATATAAATTATAGTAGTGGGGATTATCATATTTATCTTTTGATTTTGGTCCTTTGGTATTGTAAAAAAACCCCGCTCCATCATCAAATCTTCCATCACTTACAACATTTACACCATCATTTTTTTCTTTCTCATCATCTGAATCTGTTAAAAATGTTTTATCAACTTGTGTTGTAAGTATTGAAGAATTTGCCAAATAATTTGGATTACCCTTAGACATATCTTCTGCAAACCCTCCTCCATTATTAAAAAGTTTTTTTCCCCATTTATATATTTCATTTTCATAATGTTTTAATACCTGGGGGGAATCATTATAAGGGAGGGAATAGTCCTTTATCTCATATCTATACATTGTGATGTAACCCCCGTTTAACTGGTCAGGATATAAACTAGTTTCAGTTGTATAAGCCCCATGTTGCCCCCTATATGTTACATATGTCCCCCATGAAATTCCATCATATGATAAATCAAAGATAGATGAGTTTATGTTTTCCCAATCTTCAAGATCTTTGGGGTTTGGGTTGCGGAATTTTTTACCAGCTCCCGTACTTCCTTGTTCTGTTCCCCAATATAAAGTAATTTCTCCTATAAAAAGATATGAAAATTGATGTGTACCATAGGTAATTATATCATCATTTAGGCTATCCCTTAATCTATTAGCCATGTTATAACCATAAAAAGTTTCATAGATATTAACACCATAATAAGTGGGATCCTTTATTACTCCTTTATTCACTTCATCTATCCATTTCCATATATAAAGCATAGAATTGATTACACTAGAGGCTTGATTAGGTTCTGTTGGAGCTTCTGCTTCTTCATCATTTTTCTCTTGTGGTTCAATAGTCACAATTTCATAAGGTTTAGTACCTTTAATAAATTTAACTGTTTCATTATCTGGGGATAGATTGGTTTTAAGGGATTCAACAACATCTCCTAAACTAATTAGGGTTAATTCAATATCATATGAACCATCATTATTTACACTCCAAGAAAAATTAGATACTTTTGCTAAAAACCCATCGTAATTTCCTTTATGAAAATCTCTTTCTTCTTCAATTTTACTATTTGTTTCTCGAAAATCCGTATTACTATAAAAATATTTTTCTAAAACAGTATCGCGAATAATATGTTTATCTATTCCGTTTTTAGTATAAAAAGAATTACCCCACTCTAATAAAACAGTATATCCTAATCTTAGATATAATAAATCTATAATTTGTAGTTGTGCAGTATCTTGGGCAATTAATTTTACTGTGGCTTTTTTAATTGAACCTCTATTTAATGTTTTAATATCTGCGGATATTAACCCAGGCATAGGAACATACCCATATGGGCCATATGTATATGATGAATCATTGTCGGCGCTTAAAGGATTAAATCCTCCTCTATTTATAAGATTATTACTGTTATCTAATACAGACACTCCACTGCTTAAAATGAATTTTTTAGCTAGTAAAAGTCCAGTAAGATCGTCCTCAATACCTATTTCTTTAAGGCGTTGTTGTTTGGTAATTTTAACGGATGAAGCTAGTTTCATCCATGCTGTTGGAGAATTCAAAACATTTATTTGAGTAAATGTTCTAAATTTATCTACTCCACTCCCATGAAGAGATTGCCGAGCTTTTATTTGATCTATTACATAATCCTCTAAAGGTTCTCCTATTATATTACTCTTCATAACTTTATTTAATTATTATTTAATATATTATATTCAGCTAATATATTTGATATTCTGTTAGGTGATGGAATTCTTATTTGAGACCCAAGTTCAGGGATCAATGAAATAGCCCCTTGAGAAGGATTAGATAAACTAATAATCCACCATAAACTAGAATCTCCATAATAAATTTGAGCTAAAGTATCATATCTATCACCTTGGGCAATATATACATAAATATCTGAAAAATCAAGGGAAATTGAAGGATATCTTACTTTTTTATATACAATAGGAGAAGAATTCTCTAATTGTATTTTTGTTGTTGGTATTTGTGAATATCTGCTCATAACATTAATTTCCCCTAATATATAAATCTGCTGCGGATTGTATGAATGCTAGTTCTTCTTCAGAAATTGAGCCTAAAGGTTGAGTTGATGAGGGTGATGTTTCAGAAGTTGGTGAGGTAGATGCAGGCGGAGTATATGAAAATAATGTTTTTCCTTCTTTAGTATAACTTATATTCTCTGGAACTTTTCTACTTGGATTAATATATTTTTGTATTCCTAAATCTGGGAGATCATTATTTTCATCATCTACTTTTTTATTAGTATTTTCAAAATATAATTTCTGTGGTCTAAATGTATGAATAGGAATAAATTTAAGATCAACATCTATCATATGGGGTAAACGTTTAGGAGATTGGGGATCCTTGTATAGGCTTCCATCTCTCTCTCTTCCTGTTTCCCAAGGAGAATCATCTGGAATATCAAATCCTAAACTGGTTATAATTCCTGGTTGGTCTACTATATAATCTCCTATAGTTAAATAGGCTATATTCCCAGCCATATACCCGTTAATTAGATATTCTGGGGCTAGGGATGAAGCTAAGAAATTCAATTTGTCATACATAGAATTTTGTTCTTTAACAGATTGAGCAACTACAGTAAAACCAATAGACATATCTCTATCAAATCCTTTATATCTATAAAAATTTTCAGCCCTTCCCATATATTCTATTGATTTCCAATCAGCTTTATATGAATCAGACATTTTTTTAATAAATGCCCTAAAATGCATATATTTTACATTTTTTTTTTCACCTTCATTATTTAATATTCCTATAACAAAAGGAATTAAATCATCATATTCTGATGATGTAGAGGGTGTATCTGATTTATATATATAGGATGCATTTACTTTATCTAATGGTTGCCCGTTATGTTTTCCTTTTTTATAATCAGATAAATCCCCTTGTTGCCCTGGGTTTCCTAAATTAAATAGAGTTTCTATATTGTTCTTAGAATCATAAGGAGCACCTAAAAATGTTTTAGAATAATCTGAGAAGAGGGTCTTTCTAAAATCATCACTAGTTGTACTAGATAAATTAATTTTAGATTCTTCTTTGCTCTTAGTATTTGTTAAAAATTTAGATGAATCAGTACTTCCTTTAGATGGATTTGGTGAATTTGTAGTGATTCCTAATCTATTATCTGGTGAAATACCATTATTGCCTTCTATATAATTATCTTTTCCAAATAAATCATTTTCTGATGTATTATTCTTATTAATATGTTTTAAAGATACACTATTACTTCCATTGGTACTATCTTTATAAAATTTAGACTCTTTTTTACCAAATATGTTCTTAAGATTATATTCTATTGGTCTAGTATAATTTATTTGGGGATATGATAATCCATCTGTGGTTTTTAATGGAATTAACGAATTATTTTTAGTAGCAAATTTTATTTGTGTTTCTCCAATACCTTGATTAGAACCAGGACCACCATCATATGAACGTAAAATTGGATTATTATTATTCTCTTCATAATTTGAATCTAACTCTTCTTTTAATTGTATAAGCCTATTATTATTGGCATTATTTGAATAAGCTACCGTTTGGTAAGATAAAATTGAATTAAGAAAATGGGTTCCTAAATATCCAACACCAGCTTGTCCTAATGTTACAGAAGGAGTATAAATTCCATTAAAAGCTTCTGTTTTTGGTGATATTCTAGATAATATATTTTGTTTTTCAATAAAAAGTAACCCATCAGGATTTTTACTATCAAAAAAATATTGAGTTAAACGCGAAACGTCTTCAAGTGCAGAAGAAGGTGCCTTTAAACCACCTCGTAAAATTGTATCTTCATCAGATATTGAAGAAGGTTGATCAATTGAACTTATAATGTAAGGCTGTCCACTATCTCCTCCACCTGGTCTATCATGGCCGTATTTAAGAGATTTTAGAGCAGTACCTCCCTCATTAATTGGAGATTTTAATCTTATTAAAAGGCCCATCTAAATAGTTTATTCTGGGAGATTATTCAAGTAAGGCAATTGTTGTGAAGATCCAGGCACTGTTGAAATTGGGGGTATTATTCCATCTAAATCTAATTGTGAAGGGGTTGGAAATCCTGTCATGTTTGGAGTACCATTAATAGAATATTGATCATGTAAAGTAGATCCTTGCACATCTGTATTTGATAGTGGAGGGGTTTGCCCGCTAAATTGGTTTAATTGTGAACCTTCTGTTGTTAATTTGTCTAATAGTCCCATAGTTAATTAATTTTTTGTTATACATATTGAACATTACATTATTTGATAATTTCTGTTTTTCATTTTTAAGAATGAAGCTTCTCCTACTTTTTCACCATCCATATAATTATTGATAGGTCTATTTGCTAAGGATGTTATTGCTGATACCATTGCTGACATGTCTTGTCCTCCACCACCTTCAGATTTAATTTTAATTTCTCCCTTATTAGCGGATTGGGTAGCTTTTCCAGGTTCCATAACAGCATCATCGGCAAATAAATCTGTTCCAGCTACAATAGTATCTTTATTGTTAAGTTTAATAGCACCTTCAGGACCAAACAATACTCTTTTTCCATATCCGCTATCTCCAAGAGATGATGATAAAACATCATCTCCAGTATTAGATATACTAGATATAAGAGCTATTCCTGCAGCAATGGCGGCTATTGCTAGACCAGCACCTACAAATGGGATAATACCTGAAGAGGACCATGCCCCTTTAATAAGGGATAGTTTTGCAGCTCCTTCTTCAGCTTGTTTCATTTTTTTCACCCATTGATATGCTTTCATAGCCCCTCCAGTAAAATCCATAATCCCTTTAACTATTTTAGCAGTCATTATACCTGCTATTATCATCATAACTGTTTTCATTCCTCCAAGACGGTCTATAATACTCTTTACCTTCTTAAAAATATCTTCAAAATTATCAGATACTTTTGTTAAAGTATTAGCTATAGCAGGCATGGTTTCATCTGCCATTTTTTGTTGGGCTAATTGGGCTTTTTCAGCTACTGAGGTTTGTTCAAGTTGTTTACCTAGTGCTTCGTCACCAAGTTCATTTAAAAATTCTTTTTCTCTTCCTTCTTTTACTGCTAAATTATATTGTTCTTGGGCTTGTGCAATAGATTCAGCACCTATATTTTTAAGTGCTGTTTGTTCCATTAAAGCACCAGCTAATTCTTCTCTACTCATACCAATAGCTTTAGCCATTGCTTCTTGCTGGAGGCGGTTCATTTTATTAAATTCAGCTGCTGATCCTACTTGTTTAGTGATTTCTTCTGCTACTGTTGCTAGATCACCATTTAATGCTGCTTGTCTTGCTTTTTCAAGATTTATATCTTTTCCTAACAATAATTCAGCACTTAATTCGTTTTCAATTGATTGTTCAAAATCTAACAAACTACCTGCTATATCATCAACTTTATTTAATTCAACACCTAATCCTTTGGCAGCAGCTAAGGCTTTTCCAAGTTCTTTAGCATTACCACCATAAGACATTTGGATAGCTTTAGATGTTTTTTCTATGGCTTTCATAGCATCTTTTTCATTTAGTACAAGTCCTGATTTAAGGCCTTGAACTTTATATGAAGCCATTAATTCTTTAGTAACGTCTTTAGCATGTTGCCCAGTGCCCATAGAATATTTCATTATAGCTTGGGATTGTTCTCCTGTTAACCCAGCTGCTGCTTCTAATTGGGACATTAATTGAATATCTTTTTTAAGTGGCTCACTTAAATCAGAATATTTAACACTAGATCCTAAAGCAGCATTTATGTTTACGAGAGTAGCTTCCATGGCTTTAGAGTTCAAAGTTAACTCTCCTGAAGCATCAGCAGCAGCTGCCATTTCCTCTCTCATTCTTACAGCTTCGTTGTAGGAAATATTCATACTTTTAGCCGTTTTTCCAGCGGCTTCGTCTACTTCTTTAAATTGACCAAAAACAAAACTAATAATTGTATTAATTAAATTAAGGGGGTTTAAAAGGCCATCTAAAGGAGTTCTTACACTATCTATAGCCTTTCCAAAACCACCCATAGCTTTTTCAAATCCTTCTATATCTTTAGCTTTTTTAGCAGCTTTGTCTAAATCACTTTCTAGTTGTTGGACTGCCCCACCAACATTTTTTAAAATTAACTCATTTTGGGCCATTTGAATCCCTTGCTCTGCAATAGTTTGTTTTAATTCTTTATTTTTATTAATAGCTTCTTTTAAATCAACTATTTCTGAATTTGAAATTTCATCTGATTTTTCTTTTAATTTAAGAGATTTTATAAGACTTTCATTCGATAATTTTTGTTTCTCAGCTAATGTTTTTTGTGCTATAAGAGCTTGTTGGGATATAGAAAGATTTTCCTTTTCTGTTTTAAATTTTTCTTGAAGAGCTTTTAATTGCTCATAACTTGCTCCAGTTGAACTTTCTTGATACTCTGTAAATTGTTGGGCTGCACCTAATAGTCCTGCTAAAGCATCTTTACTAGCAGACATACCATCAGCTATTCCTAATCCAGATTTACGTGCGGCTTCCATTGCCGCTTGAACTTCTCTAAGTACACCTTTTAAGTCTTTAGCATCATCACTAAGAGCCATATTCTGTTATTTTGTTATAAATATTAAGTTATAATACTTTTAACTATATTTAATTGGTTTTTTAACGTGTTTTAAATATTCAGGAGATTTTACTTTACCTTCTGAGTCTATTACTGTTTTTGTATTAGGTTGGGATTTAGACTTATATGATTGTTGTTCTTCCGAATAGTAGGTTTTAATTTCGGAGAAAATAAAACGACGGAGCCAAATTGGCATGTTGTAAACATCATGCCAACTGTATCCTCCTTTTCCATGAAAACAAATTTGATGAATTTGTTTGTATATTGCTATTTTAGCTTGAGAACTATTCTCCAAAGTCAGGCCAAAAAAACTTAAGCCCAATTGGTATATTGATTTTAGTTGAACTATCGTCGGGAAAAAAAGTTAGATCTACATCTGGTTGGAAAGCTTTAATATATGTTCTAAGGGCTTTTGAATCTCTAGCTAAGAGATGCTTATCTACAAAGTCTCGAATATATTTTGTTTCTTGATTTTTATTTATAGAAGTTATTATATATTTCATTCGAGTTGATAGTTCTGGAGAGCTATCTTTGTTCATTTTTTTAAGTCCCTCTAATTCTCTATCTATATTTTTTTCATCTAAAGAAGTTAATAGTTTAAATGTAATATTAATTTTAGAATGAGGTAACGTAAAAGGAAAATCGTTTACACCTTTAGGGAAATTTTCTTCATCTAATGGTTTGTTTTCTATTTGAGATAAATCAACAGTATGTTCTTCACCATTATGTTCAAATGTATATTCAGGTCCATATCCTAAAATACGAGAAGCAACCATAATTGCATTTCTATCACCAACTATTAAATCATCATAATTAATTTTAGATACAATAAGTGCTTTCATTAATTTATCAATAGCAGTACCATTTTTAATGTAATTTTGATTCAAAAGAATATCTTCTTCTTTTGCAGTCATATACTTCATTTCAATGGTGCCTGATGATAATGGGTTTTCTGGGGGGTAAATTAAACCTTTAGAGGGCAATTCAATTGTTTCTGTTTGAACTTCAAATTCTTCCATAATTTTTATTTTATTATAACTTTATTGTCTTATATACATATATTAAAGAGGAGAAATATTATCAGGATTAAAATTAAAAGCAATAACTCCTGGTACTTTTCTAATTTGGGCAGCTATTTCTGTCATTTTATCTCTACTAAATCCTCCTTTTGTCATGAATGGGTAACCATCTACTTTAACTGTTAATATTGATTGAAATTTAGTAGTATCTTGTTCATTATATTCAAGTGGTTCTTTTGATGAAATAACTGATATTCCAGTAATTGAACGAATATCTGAATAAATTTCTTTTTGGGGTCTAGATTCAAGGTTAGTAATAAGAGTTCCTACCATTTTAAATTTATCCTGGTAGTCTTCACTTAAAGTTTTTTTGAGTTCTTCTTTTACTAAAGTACGTAAAGTAGTTAAGTTCATTTACTATAATATAGTTATAAATATTTAATATTCTAAAGAAAAATAAAAGCTCCAACAAATATATGCGGAGCTTTTGTTCTTATGTTGGATTATGTATATTAATAATTTAATATGCAATAATCTGGTTGGACTGTTAATGTAATATCTACTGGGGCACCTTCATCATCCCAAGTATAGTCACCAAATGTTGCATTAGTAATCATAGCTCCTTTAAGTATCCATTCAGAAACTACATCACCTACTGGGCCTAAAACATTAAATGTTAGGTCTTTTTTATAAAAATCAGAATATCCATCTCTACCTGTTACTGATTCGTGACCTAAACGAACCCATTCCATTACAGATTGAGCTCCTGAAGGAGTAATAGGATCAAATAAAGTAAACTGGACAGTTGACCATTTTGTTTTTCCTTTTACATAACGTTGTATGTTAATGTGATTAAGGGCAACAGCTGTTTGTTCTAATGTAATAGCGCCCATTCCTTTTACTATAAAAGATGGAATGCCATCTATATAAAGGATAAAGCGATTTTTCTGTTTTGGTTCAAACGCTGTGAAAAAAATTTCGTTGGGATTTAAAATTGCCATTTTGTTTTTGTTTTATTTCTTTATTATAAATATTCCGTCTTTAAATTTTTATGCTGGGAATTCTGCTCCCGTTGGTAATAAAATAAAATCTAGGGAAATAAATTCTGCTGTACGAGTTGGTTGAATATAAATTTGTCCAATTAATTGATTATTATCTATTATATCTGGTCCATTATTTGAATCATCTATTACTACTCTAAAGGCATATAAACCTTGTTTTTGTTGAATTGTTTCTAAATATGGAGTAACTTTAGCAACAAATGAATTTCTTGTAGTAGCTGTGTTTTGTTCAAATACTATTGTATCTGCAATTTGACGAATATAGTTTTTTAATTCTATCATTAAACGTCTTACATTTACTCTATCAAGTGCAGATGATGATTTTTGTAATGTTTTTTGTCCAAATACTACAACACCCTGTTTAGGTAAAGTTGCAAGAGGATTTACATTACTAGAATATAAAATGTCTTTTTGTGCTTGAGATAGTTTTGATTCAACTTGAAGGACAGTACTTAATCCCCCGCGATTAATACCTGCTGGTGCAAACCATGGGGCTGCTACTTTATCATTAAATGCATATACTCCTGGTATTAGTGTTGAAGCTGGGACCCATACATGTTTTCCTGTTCCAGGGTCAATAATGCGAGCCCAAGGCCAATAAGTTGCAGCATATGAAGTATCTTTTGATTGAAGAGCTTGTGTTACTGTTTGTGAAATTGCAGTTCCATAAGATACTAAATCAACTACATACATGTTGTCACCTCTTGCTATGGTATTAGTTATGATACTTGTAACTTGAGATGTATGAACATCATTTAATAATCCTGGGGTGAATAAAAGACCAAATTGGTAAGCAAGTGGATTTGAAAATAATGTGATCATATTATTATAATCACTTCCTGCTAACCCTTGAGTATTATTTGAAATTTTATCATATAAATTAATAGTAGTATTTACATTTCCAGTAGCACCTGTAAATGAACCACCATATAAACCACTTCCATTTTGTGGAATAGAAGCAGTATATGCAGAAACTGCAACTCCATTAGCATCAAAATAATTTATAGTAGGTAAATTAACAGATTTAATGCGAATAAACCTAGAACTATTTGGATAATCCCCTGTAACTTCTATTTGATTAGTATTAGAATTATAATTAGTTGATTGGTTTCCAATTATTTTAGCAATATAACGGGGTGAGTTTGGATCTAAATTTATATTGTTCCAAGATTCTAATATAACTTTATTATTTTCAGTATCATTACCCTGCCTAATTAATAAATTAAAGGTACCTGATCCTGTGTTTGAATTAGTAATTTCCCATCTTATATTATCTTTACTTCCCAAAACTAAAGAACTACTAACTATAGACCCTGAGTTATTCATAAGAATACCTTCAGAAAGGGTTTCTAAAACAAATGAAGCTGAGGATTGGTTTAAATAAGAACTAATAGTAGTACTAGTTGCGTATTCATATGAACCAGAAGCTACTCTAGCTACTAGTAATGAAGTTCCTCCATAAGTAAAGTAATTATAAGCTGCAATTGAAGTTAAATATGAATAAGATTGTCCACCACTTATAAAAGTGTCTCCAAAAAGGTTTTGATACTCTGAATAAGAAGTAACTAGGGTGGGGATTTCAACAGGACCTTTTACTGTAGGGCCTATAAGAGCAGCCCCTGCTTGAATAGGTTGTCCTGCTAAAAAAGTTTTATCTATTTCATTTATTGATGTTCCTGGAGAAACTGTAAATTTTGCCATTGTATTTTTATTATAAATATTAATTTTTTTCTAAAAATCCTATATTAAGCAGGAAAAGTTGCACCTGTAGGTAAGATATTAAAATCTAATACAATAAATTCAGCTGTTCTTGTAGGCTGTAAATATATTTGGCCTACTAACTGGTTATTATCTATTACTTCAGGGGTATTATTTGATTCATCTACTATTACTCTAAATGCTGTTAAACCTTGTTGTTGTTGAACAGAAGCTAAATATGGATTAACTTGAGATAAAAAATTATTACGTGTTGCAGCAGTATTTTGTTCAAATACTAAAGTATTTGCTACCTGGGATATGAAATTTTTTAATTCAATAAGTAAACGTCTTACATTTACACGGTCAAGAGCACTTCTTTTTTTCTGTAATGTTTTTTGTCCAAATACTGTTACACCTGTATTAGGGAAAGTTGCAATTGAATTTATATTGGATTCATAAAGTAAATCTCTATTACCTTGGGTTAGATTACGTTCTGTTCTAATGACATTAGACATTACACCTCTACTAATACCCGCGGGTGCAAACCATGGAGCTGAAACTCTATCATTAAATGCATATGTTCCAGGAATCATAGTTGAAGCAGGAACCCAAACTTGTCTTCCTGAGTTAGGGTCAATGGTTAAAACCCAAGGCCAATATGTTGCAGCATATGATGTATCATATGTTATAGCATTTGTAGTTACTGGGAGTATATTGGAACCGTATCCAACTAGATCGATTACTGTCATTGCATCTCCTCTATTTTGCACTGTATTAATTAGTTGGGATACTACTGGAAAGTGGGATGGGAAATTAGTTCCATCTGCTATTAAACCAGGAGCAGTAATTAAATTATATTTATAAGCATTTTGATTTGCTAAAAGCGAAATAGATTCAGCATATGCAGAAGCCGGTAAACCTTGGATATTTGTGTTTGAAATGTTATTGTAATATGCTCCTGCTACTCCTGTTGGTAAATTTTTTCCTATTGCTCCACCAAATACACCTAAAGAAGATGTTGGAAGAGAACCAGTATATTGAGGTTTTGGATTCCCTGTATTATCAAAATAATCTGGGGTAGTCAAATTTACTTGTTTAACACGTATATAACGTGATTTATTAAGATATTCACCATTTAATTGAACATAATATTCACCATTGTCATTTGCAATAGTTTCATATTGATTTCCAATTACTCTTTCAATATAATTTGAAGCAAATGGATCTAATGATAAATTAGACCATGTTTCTAAAATTGAAGGAGTAAGTGTAGAATCATTACCTCGTCGAATTAATAAAGTAAAGGTTCCATTATTTACATTATGTGAAACAATTTGCCATCTAAGATTGTCTGCTGTTCCATTTTCTAATGTACCATTAGCATATAATGAACCTGAGCTGTTCATTATTTCACCTTCGGACAGGGTTTCTAATACAAATGCTTCAGTATTTGTACCTCCAAAAAATTGACTTTGGGTTGGGTACATTGTATTAAATGCATTTGAAAAAGCATTAGAAAATGCTCCAGAAATATTATTTGGTATATTTACATACTGAGAATTACCTAATAAACCATTTGATCCAATATAAGTAAACACTATATTAGATGATAAAACACTTGAAGAAATATATTGTAATGAACTACTATATGCTGTTGCAGAACTACTAATATTAAATATAGCAGATGAGGTAACAGCATAACTTGCTGGAGTTGAATCAGAAAATGAAGCTGTATTAATATATATAATAGTTGGAGTATTGTCTACAGTTGACCCAGTAAAATAAAATGTAATTCCATTTACTCCAAATGAACTTGAACCTACAAGGTTTACATCAATAGGAATATAAGATAAATTTAAAGTTAGTGAAGCTGAAGTAGCGGCATTTGATGAAGGAATAATTGATGAAGTAGCTGGTTCAAATGTCCCACTTACTACTCTAGTTACAAGTAATGAAGTGCCACCATTATTAAAATAATTATAAGCTGAAATTGAGGTTAGGTAGGAATAGGTTTGACTTCCACTTAAAAATGTAGAGCCAAATTTATTTGAATAATCACTATATGTAGTACATAATACAGGGATTCCTACTTTTCCTTTTACTGTTGGGCCAATTATAGCAGCTCCTGCCTGTAATGGCCCTTGAGTAATAAATGATTGATCGTTTTCTATAGCTAATACACCAGGTGATACAATAGTTTCAGGCATAATAAATTATTTTATTATAAATATGGTGTATTTTGATCTAAATTAATCTAATTTAGTGATCTCACCTGTTTTTGGGTTAATATTTACTTTACCATATTTATCAAATATTGATTTTGTAAAATCTTTTTCTAAATTTGAAATTTCAGCTAAAAATTCTTTAGCATTTTGGTAACGTGCTTCAATTTGAATTTTGATCATTTCAATTTCACCTAATTCTAATATTAGGGATTGTGTTTGGTTTTGAATTTGTTTTAAGTTATTTAATTCTTCTTCAATTAAAAACTGTTTTTCTGTAACTGTTTCCATTTTTTATTTATTTATTTGTTTTATTTATTATCAATATAATATAAAAATATTATGTAACCAAGTTTTATTTACCTTGTGCTGTATAAGGTTTAATATAGTTTTTACTTGATTTAAGTTTACTAGTTTTTGATTTTGCATGAACACCAGGTCTTTTTTTACGAGGTTTTTTCATGAATGAAACTGCGGTTTGTGCTTTTGCTTTTGCCATTTTCTAATAAATATGAAAAAAAGGGCCTCATTTAGAGGCCCATTTTAAAAAATTATTATAAATTTATTTATGTGCCGTTATTCTACAATATAATAATCTTGAAATTGCGTTAGAGCCAGGGGTAAGAGTTATAACTAAAAGATAATTATCAATCGTAGTATCAATTGAAGAAGATGTAATTGCTAGGGTAGATACTACAGCATCTGTTGCCGCTGTGGAATTTGGGGTTAATGATATAATTGAAGAACCACTTATAGCAAAATTTCTCCATAACGGGGAATATGTTTGATTTGTGTTAAGTGTTGCAGATGCAAGAGTATTTGATGCAAGTGAAGAGGATAAAAACAAATAAACATTAGTTGCTCCATTAGAAGTATCTTTAACAATTCCTACTTCAACTTCTAAAATTGAAGAAGTAGTTAATGTATTAGCAGGAATTAAATATTCTTTATATGTGTTAGCACTGCTTGAAACAAAATCACTTCCAATTCCATCAACAGCTACTAAAACTGAAGCTGGTGATGTCGGCAACACATATGAAGCAGTTGCAGCAGTTGTTACATAGGAAGCCGTTTGAGCCGTTACAACATAGGAAGCAGTTGTTGCTGTTCCTTGTAATGAACCGGTAAATGAAGTTGCAGTAAGAGATCCTGTAATATCTTGAGAGCCACTATTAAACAGGAGGCTATCCGTCATGTTAATCAAGTTATCTCTTACATCTGCTGCAGAGATATCACCTGATGTATTATCAGCTAATTGGCTATTAATTGCTGATTGTAAAGTAGATTTGTTTTGTTGAGACATTATCTGTATTTTATATTTTAACTAAAAGCATTAGAAAAGGCACTTGAAAACACGTCATCTTGAGGTGATGGAGGTAGTGGTTCAGGTACAGGTGATATAGAGGAAGGTGTAAATGATGCTATTGAACTTACACTTTCTATTCCAATAATAATCTGAGATTTACTATTGTATTTTTTTATAGCTGTTAATTGTTTTTGAATATTATCAGGTACTATGTATCCTTTAATAATTAAAGAAAATGTAGCTTTTGCAATTCTATTAGTATTATCTGAAATTTCAATTGGGGTTTGATAAGAATCAATTCTAGCCATAAATTTAAATCGTTCAGGGTTTCCCCAATATGAATCAGATGCATAATTTATAGCTTCAACTATTTTATTTAATTGAGAAACATAATATGTTTGAATAGCACAATCATATGTTATAGTAACATAATCAGGAATTACATTAACTATAAATTGTTCTGTTGGTATCCTATTATTTAATACATTAAAATTTGAATAGGCATTTTTTGTATTGTATGTTTTTTTAAAAGATGTATATAAATTTGGACTATTTGCATCTAATTTATTACCTATAGACCTATTTTTATCTATACTACTACGTTTAAACATGATTAATGGTGCCATGATAGCTCCATTTTTATCTTTATAATACCCATCTTTTTGAGTTGATTTCCATCGTTCTGGGGAACCATAAATTATAGGTACTGCAATTCTATTATTATTTTGTATAACTGAGGGTTTGATTACATTAGAAAAATAATAATGGATAGATTCATCTATATCTTCAAATCCAAGAGTAAATGGTTTTACTGAATCATTTTTAAATGACATTTGTTTGGAACGATTATGATCGATTCCACTTTGTTCATTTGGTGTAAATTGATTAAAATTAGATGGAGAATTAGGGTTACCATGTGACTCTCCAGTTTCAGGAAAAACATATGGCTCAATTTGTTCATTTAAAATTTGCCTTTGAGATTTTGGATTTGGTTTTCTAGTTCTAGGCATGCACTAAATTCTTTATATGTAAAAAGTAAAATTTTTAGTTTTATTATATATATTAAATTCTCTCGGAACTTATTTGAACTTTATCTGCAGGAACATAATGTGCTGTACAAATAATAGAAACATTAAAACCAAAATTTTCTAATCCTGGGTTAAGTGGGTTTGTATTATATGGATAATTTGGATCTTTACCTGCAAAAAGTTGATTATCATTAACATTATTTATTTCCCAATATGATTCATACCACATGATAATATCTCCTACTCTAGGTAATATTTCAGCATAAATTAAATCATCTCTAAAAAATTTAAAGGTCATAGGCCTGTCTATAGTTACTCCAAAATCATCAACTGGGGATGAAAAGTCTCCTCTTTCAATTAATACGTTTAATAAAACAGGTTCATTATAATGTCTAGCACCTGCTGCTTCACCATAAATATTTACTTTAGTTTCAGCTGTTTTTAATTGATAAAATGCACATTGTTGAGTAATGATGTCCCACAACAATTCTTTATTAAGATGTTTAAATAATGAAATATCACGAGCTGAGCCAAATAATGCCATCTTATCCTATAAAAATTGTCATTGGTACATAATTAATTGTTTTTTGTTGGCTTTCTGCTTCAAGTGCTTTTTTTTCAAGTAAAGCTTTACGTGAAGTTGTATCTAAATATGCTCTTAAACGCTCTATTAATGCCTGTTTTTCTGTTGATGCAGCAGATATTAAATCGGATTGATTTAATGTTATTTCAGAACCAGGAATTGGAATATTTGCATATTTTCCTCTAATGTATCCTAATATTTCTTTTGAAATAGCTAGAGCATATTCAAATATCCAAGAACGACCAATTGAATTTATATTAGTATAAACTGGGTTATTATATGGAACATCTGCCACATTTGTTATAACACTGCCACTTATATCTGCATACGGTTGTCTAGTTTCACTTAATTTAACATATTGAAAACAAAGTTTATGTGCATTTCGTGGAATTGGGAATATTTTTAATTGATTATTAACAAGTTCAAAAGTATATTGTGATTTTCTAATTTGATCATTAAATTCAATTGCTTGTATTTTTTGTAAATCATAATTTATAGGCATTAACATAAAGTTAATAGCAGGAGAATATGAACCCCATCCAAAACTATCTAACATTTGCATCATACCAGTACCAGTACCAGCATATGGGTCAAAATATCTTGTAATTGCTGGGGGTGCCTCGTAATATATTCTTCTAATTTCAATACCACCTGAAATACTTTGGGAAATTGCCCAAGTATTCATGTTATAATTTTGCTGATTTGCAATAAGATCAATTGAACCTGAGTAATATGTGACTTTACCTCCAACTCCTGCTTCTGTTCCGTATTGGTTTGAAAGTAAAACAACATTAGATAATGTTTCTTGAACAAGTTTATTATTTGGAGAAGAAATAGTTAATGGATTTCCTTGAAAAGTTAATAAATTATCTGCTACTTGGTAAGCATATACTTCGTTTCCATAGGTTGTTACTGCATCTTCTAAAGCAGTGTAGAAATTTATATCTTGAAGTTCAATTTCGACTAATGGATATCCTAAACGTTGAGCGGCAAATTTAGCAAATTTATCAGCATCTTGTTGAAATTGATTATCATTATCATAAAATCCAAACGGTGTAGATCCAGAAGCAAATGAACTTGAACCTGGCCAAATAGGAATATTCATAGTAATATTTTGTTATAAATATGGTTAACTTCTAAATGATTTGTAGACTTTAAGAACATCGTCTACTATTGGATGTCTATGATTTTTTCCTAGTTTGTATGTTATATTAAAAAAAACTAAGTAGATTTTAGTTTTTGTAATTCTTCATACATTGCTAAAAGTTCTGCTTCTTTTTGAGCAATTAATTCTTCTTGTGATAATTCAGTTGTTTCAATGAATTCAACTTTTACAAGTCCATTTTCGTCGTATATTTCGTGTCTTATTTGTGCCATTATAAATTAAATATTAAATGTAAAAAATTAACTCCTATTGCAGGGTAACTTGCACCAGATGTTGTTAATGTTGATGGTACAGAACCTAAAGAGTATGAATATAAAATATGGTTTACTGGTTGGTTACCTGCTCCTGATTGATTCCAACCAAATCCCCCGGCTGTTCCATGAGTATGAATAGAAATAGCGGCACTTGTATGAACACATAACCAATATGCAGTACCGGCGTTAAATGTATATGATTGTATTACTGTCTTAACCCCCGTAGTACTTGTGCTTATATTTGTTGATTCGTGTAATTTTGTATTAGGGGCACCGTTTAGATCACTAAAAAATAATATTCTAGCATTTGAACTTGCAACCGCCGTAGTAACATTGAATGAATAACTGACAATTGTAAAAGTTTTCATTGGAAAAAATGGATAACATCGTAAAGCATTTGCTGTTTGTCCAACTGAAAGTAACTGTTGGTTGGTTACCATTAGTGCATTTATAAATCCACCAGATCCTGGTATTCTTGGTGCGTGAATACCTACTGGGGCTGTTGTTGCAAATGAAGCACTTGTTGCAGTTGTAGCAGTTGTTGCAAATGATGATGTGGTTGCAAATGAAGCAGTACCATAAAATTGTGCATTTTCCCAATCTAGTGATACATTTCCAACGCTATCGTAAGCTTGTCTATTTCCCCAATCTAGTGATGTATTTGTATTGCTATCGTAAGCTGCTCTGTTTTCCCAATCTATTGATGTATTTCCAGCGCTATCAAGAGCTGCTCTGTTTTCCCAATCTATTGATGTGTTTCCAGCGGTATCTACCAATACACCATTTGCCCATTGAACTCGAACCGTACCATTGGTATCAAATAAAACCGGTTTGCCACCACCAATTGTACCTAATGTATCAATGCCACCTATAGACCCGGATGCAAATATAGATCCTGTGATTATTACATCTTGTGTGAGTGGATTAACATATGAAGCTGTTGAAGCAAAAGATGCAGTTGTTGCAGTTGTAGCACTTGTAGCAAATGAAGCAGTACCTAAAAGTGAACCAGTTAATGAACCAGATGCTCTTAAAGCTAAACTTGAGGTTAAGGATGTAGTAGCAAATGAAGCGCTTATAGCATTAGTTGAGTAGGAAGAAGTACCTGTTAAGGTACCAGTAAAAGATCCAGTAAATGAACCTGTATTGTATGATCCACTAAATATTTCAAAACTTGAACTTAAATTAGCTATACTTGCACTTAAAGAAGCTGTAGCTGCGTTTAATTCTGCGTCAGTTGCAAAAGATACATCAAGCGATGAGCTAAAACTCTCTAAATTAATTATACGTGTAGAAAATGAACCACTAGTTGTTACAAAACTACCTGAAAGTGATGAAATACTTGAACTAAATGATGCACTATCTGTATAATATGATGCAGTAAAAGTATTGAATGATGATGTAGTTACTAAAGAACCTGTATTGATATTATTTGACCCAGTGATGGTAAATAAGGATCCAGTTCCATCATATATATCAGTACCATCAGTTTGAAGAACTCTATGGTATGTTGTTTCTATATTTTGACCTGTAAAATCAAAAGGTCCGGCCATAACTTATTTTTAAATTAATGTGTGAATAATGCCTTCTATTATTTTATTTTTTTCACCGTCACTAATTTTATTTATTTTTAGATAAGAAGCTATAATATTATTTAATTTATCTTTACTTTTAGACATATTATTTATATTAATGTTTTCTTTTATAAGCATTTTAGATAAATTTTGAATATGATCACCTACTTTAATGTTTTTAATGGTAATTCCCATTTTATTTTCTGTAAGTGTATTTTTATTTGCTTGAGATTTTACTTCCACGGTTACTTTTTTAGCAGTTTCTACTTCAAAATTAGATTCCCATGGTGTAAAATACATATCATCTGCTATAACTTCAAGCCTTATTTTACCTTTTGTTGATTCTTCTAAAAGATTTTTTAATTTACGAATAGGAACAGTACATTTTCCATTAGAATCAATGGTTCCTTTAAATAAAAGATTTAAATCATCTGCTTCTACTATTAAACGAACTTTACTGTTTTTAACTGATGCTCCCTCTAATGATATAGAACACTCAAAAAGTTCTTGTTTATCTGTGTATAAAGTATACATTATTTGTTAATTTTTACGTCTATTCCTAGTACTTCTTTAGCGACTAGTTTTATGTCTTTAATAAATATTTTAGTTTTATGTACTTCTTTAGTTTCTTGGTACTCTTTTCCTTGAACTTTACAAAGTAATTTAATAAACTGTTTTTTCTTTTTAGGATTTTGGTTTAAATATTCTTCATAACTGCCTCCTCCTTGGATAACTCCAATAATTTCAATTACTAAAGCACAATCATCCCATAAATTAGTTCCTATTACTTGTTCATTTGGAGGATATACATTTCCATCTGTTGGATTAACAGCATCCCAGTTAAAATTAGCATTATTCCATTGAAAAGGTATTCTTGTTGACATTAAATTTATATACGAAATGATTTAAGTATTAACAACAATTAATGTAAATAAATTTTATTTATTATAACTATAATTATCCTCTGAATGATTTGTAGACTTCAAGAATATCGTCTACTATTGGATGTCTATGATTTTTTTCTAAGGTTATTACATTAAATCCAGGTACTTCTTTCATATGTTTACATATGACATCAAATCCAGATGTTTTTTTATCTTTTAAATCAATTTGAGAATTATCTCCACAAAATATCATTTTACTACCTGAACATATACGGGTTAAAAGGAGTTCAGTTTGGTTATCTGTTAAGTTTTGGGCTTCGTCTACTACAACTAAACAATTTGTAAAGTTTCTACCTCGCATAAATGATACAGGTACAATTTCAATTTCACCTTCAGATATACATTTTTCAATTTTTTCTTTACTATACAAACGATGCATATTTTCATAAACAGGAGCAGTAAATGGAGCTAATTTTTCATTAACATCACCAGGTAAAAAACCAATGTCTTGACCGGCAACAACTGTAGGGCGAGTAATTACTATTTTTTCTATATCTTTATTAAATAATAAATCTAGAGCAATATTGGCTGCTAGTAATGATTTTCCAGATCCTGCTTTACCACGTAAAACTGTTACAATATCATTTAATATTTGGGATTTAGCAATTTTTTGTTCTTCGTTTAATGAAATATTAAACTTAATAGGACCTTTTGGTTTTCTTTTTGCTTTAAAAACATCTTGTGCTTTAGGAGTGCGATTGTAATCTGTCATATAACTATATTTCTCTAATAAATATAACTGAAAATAAAAAAGCCCCGCTTTTAGCGAGGCTTTTATTTTCAGTTAATTGTTATTCTTATAGAACATGTAAATCATTAACAAAGATACGACCATAAAATTCAGGACGAATCATTTTCTTAGCATAACGAGTCAATAAACCTTTTCTTGGTGTAAAGGTTTCTGGATCGTACACTAATGGAGTCATGATAAGTGGAACATATGGAGCAAATACAGCACCTGTTTCAAGGAATTGAGATCCTCTATAACCCATCAAAATTACATTTTCAGTCATGTATGGATTTTTGTATACTGTATAACGGTTGTTTAAATTACCTGATTTTTGGATACCAAATGCATAGCTTGCTTTTGCTGCATCACCATCAGAAGTTGAAGCAAATCCTGGGATTGATTCAAGGATAGTTGCTACACTTGGAGAACATACTAGGAAGTTTGCACCACCACGTAATGTTTTTTGGTGAATTTTGTTAGAAACTTTTTGCATTTTAGTTCCTAAAGTTTGGAACCACTGGCCTTGTGTATTATAGAAATTAGCATTATCATAATTAGTTTTAGCAGCATTCAATACACGATTATTAACAGCATACCAGTATTCATCTGCTGCAGAAGCATCTTGGATCAACATATCTAAGTTTTCTAGATCAATTTCTAGAGCGATATACTCAGACATAATTGAAGTCAATTCAGCTTCAGCATCTAATGATTGGTAAGCATTCAAATCTTGAGCAAATTCTGGTGTCCATTGTGCTTTCAATTTTCTTGTTTTAGCAACAATAGCTTCAGATTTCATTTTAATATCAATTTGTGGAATAGCTAATGCATCAGCAGCTGTTGATTCAGCATTTGCATATCCAGCACCACTATTATCTTCAAAATCACCACGTTTGTTATCAACTGGTTGAGCGTTGTAGAATAATGTACGGGATGCATTTCCATTTATTGTGTTTGAATTAAAGATAAATTTCACATCACCAGCTGCAGTATAAGTAGTATATTGTGGTAACAAATTAGCAACAGTAGCACCATTATCTGTTAAAGCAAACGCACGAACACCTTTAGTATCAATTGAATGAGACAATGCTGCAATATTAGCAGCAGATACAGTAATTGATGAAAGAGTAGCTAATGCTGCTGAACCTGAGTATGTTGAATTGTATTCAACATCAACCCAATCTACTGAACCAGTAGCAATTGTAAATGATTGTGAAAATTGGTTGATTGAATAAGCAAATCTACCAGCACCATACAAACCGTTAGTAGGGTCTGCACCATTAGCCGGGTTAGTATCACCATACATAGAAGCATTATCATCATAAACATTTCCAGCAGGTCCAAAGTTTCCGATAGGAGCAACTTTATCTTGTCCATATTGGAAATCTAGGAAAAATACTAGACCTGAAGGTAGGTTCATTGGTTGTACTGACATGAATTCTTTAGTTGATAAAGAACCAAATACTTTACGTACCAATGGAAGAGCTACACCAGCCCATTGCTCACCTTGTCCAGCTGTAAAAGTACCAGTACCGGCACCACCAGTTGTCATAGAAGATTGCTCAACAACAAGTTGTTTTGCTTGGTTTTCGAGGATCAAAGCCATGTTGTTTTTTTCAACTTCGCTTCCTAATCCTTCTAATAGGCCTGTTTTAGCCCATTTGCTCGCCATACGTGCAGCATCACTTTGCATGTTTCTCCACCCGTTGGCTGAGCTTTCTAAAAGAGAATTAATACTTGACATTTTTGTTTTTTTTAGTTTTTAAATTAGTTAATTAAATTAATCCAGCCAATTTTTGCATTCTTTTAAATACATCGTTTGACTCTACGATTGGTTGTTTTGCGGTAGGAGTAACAGTTGATTTTGAAGCTCTACCTAGGTTTTCTTTAATGATTTCTTTTTTAACTTTAATACCCTCGTTTAAAGTTTCATATACCATTTTTACTTCACCTACGTTTTTAGCTTTGTCAAATGAACTTAATACTTTTACCTTTTGATTTTCGTTTAAGTTTTTAGCTTTGAAGATTTTGTTTGAGTAGAGTAACTTAGCGTTCAGTAAATTGATTTCGTTAATTTCTGTTTTTAAAGTTTCAATTGTAGAATAAGCTTCTTCAAGTTCTTTTTTTATTTCTTCAGATTCATTAGTTGACATATCAATACCACCTCTACCGTCTGGACCAAAAGTTGTGGGTACTGGGGAATATGGAGTACCGTTAAGGGCTGTTGTAACTATGTTTTGAAGATCTTTTAAAGGGGCACCGACTAATGGATTTTTAGGTCCTCTTGTATCGTTCGTTGTATAGTTTAAGAAATCCTTTATATCTTCTTTTGTGATATATTTTTTAAGGTCCTCTCGAGCCTCAGCATTATTTGGATTTTTATCAAGATTATTAACAATATTCTTAGCAACTTTTTTATCTACTTTTTTTTCATCAATTAAATAATTTAGCAAATTATTTATTTTAAAAAATCCAAATACTTCATTAGTTTCTTCCTTTTTTTCGTACACTTCTTCTTCCATTTCTTCAATTTCTCTTAAAAGTTCTGCTAAATCTACTTCTTCCTCTTCTTCAGCACCCATTTCCATTTCTTCACCTTCTTCTTCACCTTCGAATTCAGGTCCTGCTTCTAACTCACCGTCTTTAATCATTTGTGCGATTACGTCTTCAATCATTTCCTTAATTTCATCGTCTGAAAGGTCTTCCATTTCCATGTCACCTTCTTCGCCTTCTTCCTCTTCACCTTCTTTTTCGCCTTCTTCTTCAGCTTCATAAAGATTTTCTTCTACATCATCATCTTCTTCTAATTCTAGCTCTGCTAAAAGCTCTTCCAAATCAACTTCCATCGTGTCTTTTTTTACTTCTTCCATTTCCGTGTATTCAGCTTCATTCGTTTCTTCTACGTCTTTAGCTTCTTCTATTTCCATTTCTTGAAGTTTCAAAGATAACATTGATTTAAGTTGAGGTGTAAAGGCTTCTTCTAGAGCTGCTTTTGCGTTTGCTATTGCCATTTCTTTTACAGCTTTAGCTTCAGCGATTGCTTCTTTGAGCATTTCTCTGTTTTTTGCCATTTTTCCTAAATTTTTTGTTGGGAAAGTACGTTTATTTATCAAACGTAATAGAATTTCATTAATATAATGCTACATAGTTATGAGGGGCAGCATATTCACGTTATATATATGTGGGGGGGATGGAAAAATTACAAAAAATAAAAAAAGCTCTCAAAAAGAAAGCAATTTTTCACCGGTTTGTATATTTTAAAATATCGGGCATGTGCCTTTTGCACACAAAATCTCAGTTAAAATTGAATTTGTACGTGCATATGGATCTAAATATGTTGTTCTTGATTCGTTTAATTGGCCATTTTTCATCCATGAATCAGGGTTTGAAGGATTAGAAACTAGATCCCAAGTTAATAATTCAAAGTCATCTTGTACTTCCATTGTTTCACCCATTTGTTTGAGGGAACCCATTCCACGAGAAGAAATACCAATTGTTAAACCATTATTAACTAAAGCACCCGCTATACGACCAGATACTGTTCCTTTTGGTCCTGGGTCTGAAAAGATTTCAACTGTTCCCCATATTTCATCTCCATCCCACCACATTTTTCTAATGGCATGGGATGCATTTTTTAAATTTATAACTTGAGAATCAGGGTGATCTAATTCACCACATGTTTCTGTTGTTTTTTGGTTTATTTTTTGTTGGAAATTGTCAATTTCACGTTCCCACAACTCACGTTTGTAGTATCTTCCGTTACCGTTTTTAACCTCCACGGTAGCTAAAATACCTTCAACAAAGATATTTCCATTACCTTTTAATCCTTCTAAAAGGCGAACAGGTTGGGGAACAAAATGTCTGGTTTCTATTAAGAGTTGCTTATTCATGATTTAATATTCTTCAGATTCTTCAGGATCTTCTTCAAAAAGTTTTGTTTTAGATATTTTATCTGCTAAAGCTTGAATACTTTTTATTGATGCTTCAGCAGCATCTAATTCTTTAGGATCTAAATCTCCTTCAGCTTCTTCAATTGGTTCATCTTCATCAATGATTTCTTTTTTCTTACCTTTAGTTTTGCTAAGCATTTTTTCAACCTTAGATTTTGCTTTTTCTAAAGCTTTAATATCTTTTTCAAGTTCTTTAACTTTTTTCTTGTCAGTTAAAGCTTTCATATCTTCATCCTCGTCTAATTTACTAAGTTTAGATTTACGACTATCAATTAAAGCATCAATTTTATCTAGTTTAGATTGTAGAACTTCATGTTCTGCTTCTTTATTAATATCAGCTAAATCTTTTTCTACACCTTCACGTAAAATTTCTTCCATTGGTTTTTGGTACTTTGGATTTGGAGTTTTAAATGAAAGCCTTTCATCTCTTCCTACATTAACATTATTTAAAACAGTATAATTGTCTATAGTTCCTTCTTTTGTAGGAAGATTAATTTTACCCCCAATATTATTAGCAGTATTTAAAAAACTTGCAAACATTGAATTTATATCATATGGTAATGTTTCTAAATTTTTAGAAACTAATAATGTAGAGCGAATAGCTATACCTGTAATTTCTTCTGGGTTTTTGGGGTTTCTTAAAAGTCTTAGATCTTGGTTTTTTTTCATTAATTTTTCAGTCGAAGCTGTTAAATATACAGTAAGAAAAGGTTGTGGATCTCTTTCTTCTCTTTCTTTATCACTTACTTGTGGGCGAATATTTACTAATTGATATGCTTCTTCTAATTCAGCATCAATCATTTCTTGAATAGCTTTACGTAATGAAATTTCTTCAAGTGATTCACCTGCTTCTTTTCTACGTTTAAGTTCTTCTTCACGTTTTTGTTTTAATTTAGCTTTAATTTGCTCTTCCGATGGTTTTGTTTTACTTGAAGGTTCTTTAATTTGTTTTTCAAGGCTTGTTTTAATTTCACCTCTTTCTTCTTTACCTTCACTCAAATTACCATATCCAGATGAAGCATATTTTCCTTTAGGTTCTTTTGGAGTACCTAAACCAGGATGTTCAGTCACATATCCTAAATCTTTAACACCAAATTGACCATCTTTTGTATAGTGAATTGGGTCTTTTGCTAAATTTTTCAATACAATGTCTTTTAATTGTTGCATTGTTTTATCAGCATTTTTAGGATCTTTCATTTCAGCGTAATATCCCATCATGATTTGATCAAATATCAAATTATCTGGGTTTTTATCGTCTGAATAGTCAAAGTTTTTTTCAAGATCTTTTTCTACAGGTTTAGAGACTTTTTTCTCTTCTGCTTTTACTTTCTCGTCTTCATTTTCTTTTGCTTTTCTAGCTTCAGCCAAAAATGCCTCAAATGCCGTTTCGTAAGATTCTTTTTTTCTTGGTTCATATCCAGCAACAGCAGTTAAACCAATTACATTTTCTGAGATAATGTTTTTGGTTTTAAGAGAAGCAGCAGCTTCCTCAAATGTAGCAGAATTTGGTACAATATGGGGAAAATTACGTTTAGCATCTGCAAGGAAAACACCTTTATGTCCTTTACCCTCTTTAATTAATAAATACTGATCTTGTAATGTTTTTTTCATTGTTTTTGTTTTAATAAATCTACTGCTTTTTGAATATATGCTAAAACCATTGAAGACGGTTTATAGATATCATACGATCCCGGGTTAGCAGCGTAATATTCTATAGTTTCGTTTTTTGCGTTTGATATAAGTGGAGATAATTGTTTAAGTAAACTTTCAACTTGATCAAATTCTTTAACTCTATCATCTTGAAATTTATCTGCTCCAGTTTTTTCCTTTTCTTCTTCCCACAATTTTTTAATATCGTAAGATTTAGGTTTAATATTAGAAACAGGTTTAAATCCTAACTTATAATAATAAATATTTTTATTTTTATTAAAAGCAGGTTTCGTAGCCATTCCAATTCCTTCTCCAGATGTAGCAGTAGCACCACCTATATTAGTAGCACTCATTTCTTTGAGTTTTTTACGGACTATTTCCTTTAACTTATCCATTTACAGTTTCTAATTCATTAATTAAATCACAGTATTGCAATAAATCAACTAAATCATTATCTGTTATTTTAGCATTTTTTACTGGGGGAGTAATTATAGATATAATTTCGTCAATTTTAATTTTAGTAACTGGGTTTTGGGTCTTTTTATTTAGGGTTTTTAATTCAGTTTTAATTTCGTTTATTTTAGTGGTATAAAATTCTTTTAAACGAGAAGTATTGTCTACTGAATTTATGTATTCTTTAAGAATGATTTTTTGGTTAAGATTCAGATTGTCATATTTATTATTGAATTTCTCCATTAATATTTTATATGTAAGAAATTTAACATCTTTATCAGAATTTTTTATTTCTTCTAGTACTTCATCTCTTACAATATTTTCTTTAATTTGAGCAGCTGTTAAATGTTCAAGTATAGTAACTTTATTTATAATGGTTTGTTCAGGATCAATAGAAACTTGAGAGTGTGTTATTTCTAATAATGTATAAAAAGCAGCATATGCTTTATAATTAGGTAATTTATGATTAAAAAATATGTTTAAATCATAATTTTTTTGGATTTCAGAAATTAAATTATATTTTTGTCTTTTAAGTATTCCTCTATTTAGAGTTTTAGAAGAATCTATTAATGTAGAAATCACAATATTAGCTTTTGCTTCAGTTAATGTAGTTTTTTTTAATAGTGTTTCATATAATTTATACTCACGTCCTAATTCTGTTTTAACAAAATATTTTTTAAGTATATCTTTTGCTAAAGAATCTTTCCCTTCTAACGTATCTGTAGTGATTTGACGAACTAAAAGTTCAAAAAGTATACCAGTGTTTTTATACTTTGAATGTTTTATTTGCATTCTAATATTTGTTTATTTATAAATATGTAAAAAATTATTACTCTCGTATTTGTGATTCATCTAATAATGAATTTCCTTTAACATCCGATTCAAAAATCATTTGTTTCTTTTGATTTTTAATATTATTGAAAGCATACACGTTTTTATTTCGTTTTGATTTAGTTTCTAATGCTAAAGGAGATCCACCTTTGTATTGAGGTTTGATAGAATCTGATTCATCGTTGTCTTGAGTTACACCTGCTGTACCAATTCTATCTTTGCCAAAAGCATTGTCTTGTGTATTTCTATCAGTTACATTTTCTTTTGGTCTTCCTAGAGGTTCTTTTTCATCATATCCTTCAGGTACTTCTCCACTTTCATATCTTTGTCTTCCATATAAAGAGGCTAAATCATGTGGTGTACCATAAGATTTACCTGTTTCAAGTGGATCGTTTCCTTCATTTTCAACTTGGGTTAAACGGAATTTACGTTTAGCATCTTGAAGAACTAAGTCTCTGTATTCATCATATTGATCCTCACTCATATGGAATAATTTTTCATATATAAAGTCAGTAGGGAATATTTTAGCTTCAATCATGCTTTTTGCTACTTCTATTTTTTCTTTCATTAATGCTAATCTTTCTTGATCATATATTATTGAAGGAGTAGTTAATGAAAGTTCAAAATTTGTTAGACTTTCATCAGTATAACCTTGAGCATATAAATGAACTAAAGCAATTTTAGTTAATTCAGATATTATAATGCGTTGAATACGTTCAATTGTACGAGCAAATCTGATATCTTCAGCTGCTAATGTTGCTTTGCCAGTTAAATCTTTTTCATAACCCATAAATGCTTTTGGAACTTTAAGAGCAGCAAATAATTTATCTCTTAAATACTCAACATCTTGAATACCATCGTATTGCAGACCACCTAAATTATCTATTTTAGTTGCTTGGTCAGTGCCTCTTACTGGGATGTAAAAATCCTCAAGTAAATTTTGCATGTTATACTTTAAGTTATAGTCGCCTGTTTGTTGATCAATATATGGAGTACGTTTCATTTTAGAAATCGTTTTCTGCATAAAATTTTCTACTTCAGCAGGTGCAATATTTCCAACATTAATGTAAAATATACGTTTTTCAGGTGCTCTAACTATACGATGAATTAACATTGCATCTTCCATCATCGTGTATTGTTTAAATAACTTACGAGCAGGCTCTAAATATGATCTGCCATAAGGTAAAAAATTAGTATCTGTTAATAAACGGAAATGAGCCATTTCATAATTGTCAAAGAAAATATCTTTTGCGTGATTTCCTGAGTTAGGCACATTGTAATATCCGTAATCTGAAGGGGAAGAAATACCATCTGGATCAAATTTAAATCTTACAGACATAGGGTGATCTTTATCGTATCCATCTTGTCTTTCAATATGAAATGCATTATATGGTATAACATTATATACACCAAATTTTTCAGCAATTTCTAGTTTTAAAAAGAAATCACCATATTTCAACATATTGCGAACCCAAGGCCATAAATTAAATTCTACATTTAATACATCGTAAAATAAATTGTATAAGATTTTTTGAATATCTTCATCAGATGATTTAATCTGTAATACTTCACCCATATCATTACGTAAAGTACTTTCATCAGCTATAATGTCTAAAGCAGAGGCGACAATAGCATCTGTATCCATTGAGTCATATTCAGAATAAAGCGTAGGGCGTAATGTTTGATAATTAAAGCTACTTTGGTATCCATATATTGATGTGTGAGAGTTAGTGTAAATTCTGTTAAATCTATCTACTAGAGCATTTGTTTCATATTCACCCGAGATTTGGATTTTATTAATATCAATTAATTTGAGTTGGGTTCCTCCTTCATTACGGATAATTACATCTGTTGAAAATAATCTTTTTAGTCTTGAAAATAATAGTATCTGTGCCATTTTTTATTTATTATATCAACCAAGAAATATCTTCTTGATCATTTGAATAAGGATTATCTATTTTGAATGGGTTATTGTGATATTTATTTGGTTGTTGGTTTGAATAACCCCCTGAGTATCCGTAATTATGAGTACTTATATTGTTAAGCATACTTTTAGTCATTTCCATTCCATTCTGTCTTAATTTAAAAGCTGTATCTCTTAAAAAACATCCAATAGAAGCTGCCATAATTAGGTCATCATTATATCCTGGTTGTGCTTCTGGTCGTCCGTTTCTCCATATAAATACTTTCATCTCCTCCAGAAGTCGAATTGATTGAATAGTAATACCTTTATCTCTGATTGCTTCTTGAAATTTACCAATTGATATAGGTCTAGTAGCAGAAGACATTGTAAAACCAGGAGTCATTTTACTATGGTCCATGTAAGGATCAAAATAAGTATCAACTGTTAAAGCATTTCCTTTAGGAGAATAATACAAATTATGGTATCCTCTATCCATAATTGTTTGAATAGTTGACCAAGCTATACTTGAATTTTCTGGGGCTAATAAAGCATTGTTGTATTCTGTTGCAATTCCAACTAACAAATGGCCAAAATCTTTTGTACTAATTTGCCCTTTATATTCACCTACTTGGCTATACGTTTCTATATCCCATATATGAAATGTAGAATAATCAGCTCCATCTCCTCTAGCAACATCAGCTGTTATTAAATAATTACGAGAATAATCTACTGGTTCCCAAATCCATAAATTTTGGTCAACTCCACGTTTTTCAAGTGGTTCTTTTATAAAAGATTTTTCATAAAAATCAATATCATCAGATAAAAATACAGTATCACCTGAGGTGCTAAAATCACAATCACATTCTTGGGCTGCCATTTTAGGTCCTAGATCAGCATCTTGTTGATCTCTCCATGTTTGGTCTCTTTCAGGATGTACGTTCCATGGTAATCTAATAGGTAAAAAACTATTTTCACCCATTTCTGCAGCAATCCATGTTTTATGGAACCAATTACCTGTACCATAAGGTGTAGATAATGCAATACAACCTCCACCAGTAGCTAAAGTTTGTTGAGCTGAGGCCCATATTTCACCTATATTATATATAAAAGCTGCTTCGTCTATTAATAATAAAGAAACTGCTTCTGAACGACCTGCATCACTTGATGCTGAAGTAGCTTTAATTTGGGAACCGTTTGGTAGTCGAAGTGTTAATTTGTTTGCTTCATCAGGTTTAGTTGGAAACTTTAGCCAAGAAGGTAAATTATCATACATAAACTTAACCTTTGTAACCATATTTTTTGCAGTATCTTGTTTAGTTGCAATACAAAGTACATTTTTATCTTGATAAAACATCATCAACCATAACGAATATCCTGCTGTTAAGGTTGAAATCCCTAACTGTCTAGATTTTAAAACCATTGAATATGGGTTTTCTTGAAATAATGTTAAAACTCTTTCTTGAAATGGGTATAGATTAAATTGAATCCGGCCACGTTTTGGATGTTGAATATAGCAATATTTTTTCATAAAATATGCTGGTGAGGCAGCACATTTAATATATTCTTCTCGTATTGCTTGTTTCAGTTCGCTAGCCATATTACTTAACTAAAGATAATGTAAGTAAAGAGATTAACACTCCCACGAACCCTCCACCAAGCCATTTAACACCTGTTTTAAGATTTTTGTTTTCTCTTTTAAAACTTTCAACATCTTTTTCTAAACCAGTAATTATACTGGTTTGTTTTTGTTTAAGCTCATTAAAAGTAGCTACTTGTTTTATACAAGTACTATCTTTTTTAATATAATCATTTATGACACTATCTTTTTCAACTATAGTCTCATTTAGTTGCAAAACCAATTTTTGAGTTTTTTGCAATTCAGCTTTTGCTGAATCACCTTTAACTAAATCTGCAGCTATTTTTTGAGCGGTTTTATGGTCAAAGCAAATTTTATTTATATCGCTTTGAGAAAAAATCGTCAAGTTGCTGTGGAGTATAATTAAGAATATCCCTAATTTTTTTACCATAATATTCACGTACATCTGCTATTTCTTTATTTGTATTACTTATTTCATTGTTTAGTGAATCAATTCTATTTTGGTGGAATAAAATGGATTTATCTAATTCAAGTTGGTGTTTTTGTAAATTTACTAATACATTATTTAAACTATCAATTTCTTGTTTTTGTTTATCGTATTTTGATAAATCTACTTTAGTAGGTTTAAGTAATAACCATAACAGGAGTAAAATGATCGCACCTAAAATTAGGTGCGATACATTTAAAGTTATGGATTTATCTTTTACCATTAAATATTAACTTGTTTAGCTTGATTGTATTTTTTAATAATATCTTGTTTAGATTTTAACCAAGCCATAGCTTCTTTATCTCCCTCTTTTGCTTTTGCAATTTTATTTTTTAATTCTGGTTCAACTTCAGATTTATACTGTTTAACTAGTTCATCTTTGCCTCTAGCAGCTTTTTCTATTTCAATATCTCCTGCTGGGGCTTTTTCTGTATCAAAAGTATCTTCATCTTCATCTTTATAGTAAGTGTCTTCTACTTCTTCGTCTGAATATGATACATCATCAAATCCATCATCTCCTGGTGTGCGAGTAGCTGTTTTAGTTCCTGCTGGTCTTCCTCGTTGTCCTGTTGAAGGTGCTTTTTCTGGTTTGTTTGGGTCTGCTTTTCTACCACGTTGTCCTGGGGTTACTAAACCTAAAGATTTTAATATAGCATTGTTAGTTTGATTGTCTTGTAATTTACTTCCAGAATCGTCAAATTCTATTTGTTTTTCTAGAGCATGTTTAACTCGAACATCTTGTTTTTTACCTGAGATTTGTTGACGGATGTCTTTTAAAAGACCTTTAAGATCTTCTTTTTCCATTTTAGTTACATCTGATTTAGATAAACCTCTATCTCTTAGTACTCTATCAACAATTTCATCTGTAGCCGTTTGTAATGTATCTTCTTCACCATATTTTGCTGCTACTTGTTGATCAAATCGGCCACCAAAATCAGGTTTTTCATTTAACGCAAAAGCAATTTCTTCACGTACTATTTCGAGTAAACGGGTTTTTTTCATTTTAGTATATTTTTATTTATAAATATTATGAGAATAACGTCTGTTTAACTTTCTGTACTCTTTCCTCAACACTACCCGTTAATTTAACTATTCTTTGATTTTTATGACCATATTTATTTAATAAACTTTTAATTTCTTTGTCAACATCTTTTCTATATTCTGCATCTGTTGTTCTAACACCATTATCTTCTATTTCAACTCCTTTAGGTGAAATGTAAAATATGTAATCATATTCTTTAATTAAATGTGATGCTGCTTGACAAATTTCATCTGCTATGTAATATGGTATTGATTCAGCTAAACGTGTAAAAGCCATAACATCTACAACTGTTCTATCAGTAATGATATTACTATAAAATAATTCAGAGGCACGTTCAGCTAAAAATACAAATTGACCTTTTAATGTTGAATCTGTATTTAATGGGATGCCTAAATCACGTAAATATTTTGAACGTTCTGTTTTAAATTCATATTCTTTAAATTCTGGTAGTTCTCTTAAAGCATTAACTATTGTAGTTTTACCTACACTCATTGTTCCACAAAATCCTATTTTCATAACTTTAATATATTAATTAATTTTTATATTTCCAAATAAATCCATAAGCTGTTTTTTGTAAGTCCTTAAGGCATTTTCTAATTGGTTCACCTTGGTTTCCTTTTAATTCAAAACCAGCTTGTCTAATACTAGGCCATTCTTGGATAAAGTTTCCTTGAAGATCAAATTGCAATATGTGATCTCCAGTCCAGTCTACTTTTCTTCCTTTTAACTTTTGGGAGATTTTTTTATTTCTTTCACTTCCCTGGGTGTAATGTTTTTGGTTTGAAATAAATGATTTTTTACCTGCATCTTTATGGTTTCGGTTTTGTTTTATTTTATCCCCAAATCCTGGTGGTTTAGGTAGACCTTTTAATTTTAATGATTGTTTTAATCTTGTTTTTTTAGTTACTATAACTCCTTGTTTTCCTCCTTGCCCTCCAAGGCTTTTATTTACTAATATTCCATCAATTTCATATCTTTTTCTTCCATATTGAGCTATATATTGTATTTCCAACAAACATGCTTCTTCTTGGGTTAAGTTATCATGTATTATTTCTATAATAGGGTTACCATATTTTTTAACATAATATCTATGGTGTTTTCCCCTTTTCTTTAAATCTTCAGCTCTTTTATATTTTTGGTATAAAATATGAGAACCTAGTCCTACATAAAACACTTCTAAAGTTTTTGGATTTTTATGAAAATATACATAATAGTTACCCATAATATTTTTATTATAAATATTGGCAGAGCCAGGAACTGTTATTCCTCTCTTAATATAGATTCAGCTATAAATACACCATGGGCTCCACTAACACTAATTCCCCTTGCACTTAAAGCATCCCCAGCAAAATGCACATTTGGATAATTTATTAAAGATAAATCAGAATAATTTACTAGTGGTTCTGCAGAAAGATATTTGCACTCGGGTATATAGATCCCCCAGTCATCTCCTAATGTTGGGAATACTTTTTTCATATCTTCAATAAAATCCTCTACATATTGAAAATAACCACCCATTACCTCTCTCACACCATCCAAAAATTCAATTTGATATGCTGTTACATTATTACCTTCTGATGTTGTTGAAGGTGTACGTGTTGGACTATAATATAAACCAGTACCATTAAATTGTAATTTATTTACAACGTTACGTGACCAAGTAAATGGATCTTCAATACCGTTAATTTCCATCAAGATGCCAAAGTTGGTCATATCATTTCGATAACGCTCATCTTTTTTAGCATGGCCATTGTAACTATGATCTCCATATGTTTCCTCTACAGCAACATAAGCCGCATTATTATTTGTACAAAATGAACGTAGCGAAACACCTTTATCATCAAATTTTCTATATAACTTAAAGTCATATGAAATATCAATTAATTTTTGAAAGTGTTTTTGTGGTGCTTCAAATCGAACTCCAATTTGCACTGATTTTGGTTCATCTGGGAGTTCATATTCGTTTGCTATTTCTTGGGCAAAATCAATACCTGATTTACCTACTGCAAAGATAAGTTCATCATACTCTACAGTTAAACCACTTATTGAATCTAATGTTTTA